TGTTCAAAAACGAGCTGCGCGGCGTCAAGCCGATCAAGCACGACCGCGCCGACACCGGCAAACCCAAGGCCGACCGCGCACAGATCGCCAAGCTGCGCCAGGCTGCTACCGTACGCACCGATGCCACCACCGTGGATGGCCTGTCAGACCAGTTCGTGATCGATGTCGGCCCCGAAGACGAGCTGATGTGGGCCCGCGACGGCGTACAGGAAAGCCAGATGCGCAAGCTCAAGGCCGGTCAGATCCCGTTCGAAGGCAGCCTCGACCTGCACGGCATGAACGTGGAGAAAGCCCGGGAAACCCTGTGGGCCTTCCTCGCCGAAGCCACCAAGTTCGAAATCCGCTGCGTGCGCGTCACCCATGGCAAGGCGGTGCGCTTGGACGGCAAGCGGCCGATGATCAAGAGCCACGTCAACACCTGGCTGCGCCAGCATGCCCAGGTGCTCGGCTTTACCTCGTGCCAGGCCCGTCATGGGGGCGCGGGTGCGGTGTATGTGATGCTCAAGCGCACGATGATGGAAGGGCGCGACGAGTAACAAGTGCCATCGTCAGGCTTGCAGCGATGTGTCGGCCACCGTAACCTTGCGCTTTGCGAAAATCCCACAGGTAGTTTCATGTCCCTGGAACAGAATTACACCGCGATTCTCAAGGGGTAAGGCAAGGTAACAATAGTCAATGAATCCGGGCACTTGCCTACTTAGGCTTACCCGGTTTTCACCTGCATTACACGGTCAGTGGTACAAAAATTGGTACAAGCTTGATGCGCTACTCAACCGCCTGCCTGCGATTGAATCCTACCCGCTGAATGGCGCGTTCCAGGTGTCAAAGCCTGGGATGCCGCATAGGAAACGTTCAAGGCCTTTAATATCAAGGCCTTGAGCCATAAAACGCCCTCGAAAAATACCCACTTTTGCGACACTTCTAAACCCAATAAACATTGGTCCAAACGGTTGCGTTTTGGGGAAGATTTTCCCAGGGCAAATACCGCCACGGCGTCCTGCCGACGAACACCACTCCCAAATCTGCATCACCTCAACTACTGTACGCACATACAGCAATTGAGCGCACCACCATGAACATCGACGAAGACACCTGCGAGTGGCTGGGTTGCTCCACGCCCCTGGAAATGTACAAGCATCAATGCGCCCTGCTCGAGGACGAGATCAGCGACCTGCAGCGGCAGCTGTCCAAGTCGAGAGCGAACATTGCCGGCCTCGTTCATATGAACGACCTATTGATCACATGGAAGACCGCAGCTGAGGAACAGATCAGATCAATATCCTCACAACTCAGCAATGCGAACGTGCACAATTCCGAGCAGGGCAAAGAGATCATGAGCCTGAAAATGATCGCCAGCCAGAACGAACACTTTCGCACTGAAAACCAGCGGCTTCTCCTGGAACTTACCGTCCTCAGGGGGCCACAGCCCTGACGTAAGCCTGGCAGGCCCGCAGCGCGATCACGGCGTTATCCCCGTCGTCGGTGATGGCGATAATTCGTTGCGCATGCGCTGGGTCAAGTTGGGCTCGACGGGCTGCATGAACCACGCCGACGGCGCCGGCGGCGGAAGGCACGTTGCAGGCACTGGCTGGATCCTCGGCAAGGAGGACTGACATCCGGACATCAGCAGTAGCAAGCTGGTCACGCAGGCGAGCCTGGTTGCGCTGGGCATCGGATAACTCCTTGGTGTGTTGTTGGTCGGAGGTGGCCAGGGCCTGTTCCGTTGCAAGGCGCTTGTCCTGCTCGGTGCGGACCTGGTTGGCGGCAGCATTGGAGATCGCGGCCAGGTCATCCTTGTGCAGGCTGGCCTGCTCGGCGAGCTTTTCCCCCATTCGCCAGTCCTGCACCTGCCAGGTGACGCCCGCAGCGCTGGCCATCAGCACCAACACCAGAACCACCACCCCGGCCAGTTTCTGCACCGGAGTCATGCCAGCACCTTCAGTGCAGCGTTATAGAACTCCAGCCGCTGTTCCAGGCCATTCAGGCCGCCATTGATGCGCCTGGTGATTCCGTTGAAGTCTTTGGCGTCGGCCAGCTTGTTCAGGTCGCGGGAGTTCCAGAACCAAGCAGCAGACTTAGCCGCCCACTCGGCCTGCTCAAGCAGCTCCGGGGTGCGCAGCAGACGATCATCACCGAACAACGCCTTGCTGCACGCCAGGTAGTTGTCGCGCCCGGTGATTTGGATCAGGCCTCGGCCACGGTACTTCTGCCCGTCGCCATCAGCCTCTGGCGTATTGCCAAGCCGCTTGGCCAGGGAGCCCGTGTCGTACTTGCTCAGGTATTGATCGCCGCCAAGCTCGCGAACGTACCGGAACTGGCCCGACTCGTGACCGACCTGGGCGATGAAGGCCGCCATCCGAAGCTTGGTGTTGATCTGGTACCGGTCCATGGCAAGGTTCAGCGCAGATGCAAAAACGCCGGCATTGCGGCCGGCATTGGGAGTGATCTGCAGCAACTGCTGCTCGGTGATCGGCATGACGTTCTACCTCAAAAGAATTCGTCGTATAACTGGGCCATAGTCCCGTCATAGTGAAACGTATTTCGCCTAGCGATTGTTTGTTGATCGCCAGTCAAGTAGACGCCGTAGACTTTTCCATCAAATTCAACCATGGACAGGTCACTAGCATTTTTGCCCTCGGTACCAGGTTCAGCATCAAGTAAATAGCTGCCTGCCGGGTTTTGCCCCTTGCTAGTGAAATAGCTGAACGTGAAACAGTTATCGGATGACTTCGCCGGGCGTGTTATGAATTTACCGGACACTGATTTCAAGAACGTCAGCAGGAACGCGTTGCGCTCAGGCACCCAGTGGATGCTCGGGCAGCCTACGTATTCCCCTGGCGCTCCGAGGCGCCCACCCTTGTAAACCCAATTCACAAGATCTGATGATTCGGCAAAGTAAATAGCTGGACCTTGGTCATTGGATATCTCAACGATAGCGCGCCACTTGCTGCCGCACTTCGTAATGTCCAAGTTATAAAATTTGAACGGTGAGTTAACTAGGATTGCGTCAATTGGAGCCGACGGGGCGAAGGTAATCGGATCCAGAGTTGACTTGATGATTTTGTTGTTATACGACGCCCAGTTCGTATTGCCGAACACATGGATAACTTGCGCGTCGTCAACCACTACGGTTCCCATGCCTCCCGCCCATGGGTGTGATGCAAGCAATTGGTCTGTGAAGTAATCCCGAATTTCGAGCGTGTGCGCAAATGTAGAAAACCAGTCTCGCCGGAATGCGGCCTCTAGCAGTTTTCCTTGGTGAACGAACAGCGCACACTCCAAACGACTGTCTAGTTGAGTTTTTTTGATTGAGCTGATTGTGGTCACAAAGTTAATCCTTTTATATTAAACATATGGCCTCATACTTTCGCTTAAAGTCATCGTAGAAAACTTAAGCATGTATTAAGTCAACATAAATTAGTTAATAAATTCTTCAGCAACATTTTCTCGCATGCGAGATTTGCAAAAAAAGATTTATTCCGAGAGAATGAGGCGGATCACTAAAAGGATTTTGACTGTGTCTACACCTCGCATCTTGGCAGCATTGGCATTTAGCTGTATCTCCGCTCACGCCCACGCCTCAAATTCAAGTCACCCACAGCTGGTTGATTTTTCACTACAGAGCGGACCTTACAAAATATCTGAAGCTGTGCTAGGGGGTGGCAGCTATGTTGTTGAGGTACACCTTGTTAAAAATGGCGATGGATACGATCTCTTTCATCAGTGCGAAATAAACAAGGTTTGCCTAATAAAAGATGCGCAGATCAGCACTTCACCGCAGAAGTCATCGGCTCCAATAATGAAGGAGTCGTGCAGATTTCCTTATTTCTTTACTTATGAAAATACATTCTATTTGACTTGCGGAAAATCAGAAGGCTCCGATGATATGTACCTGTACTCATCGAAGGATCAAAAAAATTGGCTCCCAGCAAATGGAGGCGAGCCAATTGTCAAACAATCCCCTGGCACAAACTGGGGCCATATATGGAATGTAGCAATTTTACCTGTCGGCAATAGATGGCACATGCTTGCAGAAACTTCGATATCTTTAGACAGAATGGACATTGCATACAGCTATGTTGATTTCGGTGAAAAAATGGACTTCACACCAAATCAATCTGGTGTCGTCATAAAGAACGGCGGAAATCCAGAGCTAATCATGAAGGAAGGGAAAATGATTGCTTTGCACGGGCTTTATCACGATAGAGGACCAGAGGATGCGTGGTATATAACCATGAGCACAGCGTCACCTGAAAGGCCTCTTGAGTGGACTACTCGCCGAGACAAGCTTTTAATTGAGCAAAAAGGTATCCATATAGCAGACCCAACTTACATAGAACTAAATGGAAAAGGCATACTTGGAATAAGCTATAACCAAAATAGAGTACTCATGTTAGAGGGACCGCCAATAGAACCTTAATGAATATCTAGCTTGGAGATACCGGCCACGCAATATCAAGCGGGTATCCAGGCGAGCTTGATATACGGTTAACTGCTACTCTGTATTTCTTCCAGAGATTTAGCCTTTCGATATCATCCTTGGAGGCTAAGTCCAGATCAATTGCATCCTGCAAAGGTGCAATTCTGAGCGCCGCAACCGCTAACAACTCATCTCGTTTGAGGTCAGCGGAGATTTTTGCTTGATCTTCAGTGAGTGGTAGCGCGACAGGTTCTGGTGGTGGCCCGTCGGCTGTAGCCATATAATATTCAAATCCTTCAATGATATCTTCTTGAGAGTCTACCGACCTGCAGCCGGCACCGTCTAATCTTATTGCCCAACTCATAAATCGTCCTCCCATCCAAAAACTTGCGTAAAATTGGTCGATGTTTGTTGTGCGACGTACACGCTTCCAGACTCAAGAATCATGGAAATAAATCCGGTATTTGTTGTGCCTGTTCCAGACTGACCAACTACTAGTGGTGGCGGATTGGTTGCGGAGTTTGAAGCGCCAAAAGAGTTATTTGGCGCGACCAACAGCGTGCCTGTGCCTGTGCCAGTGGTGGCGACAATGACGATTTTACTGGCGCTAGGAGGAACCAGGGGCGCTACCGATACAGGGATGTAGGTAGGTGTATTGATAGCTCCCTGAATGCCACTTGCAACCAAAGGAAGCGTCAAGAGGTTTGACCCTGCTGCTACTTTGTACTGCGAGTAACGTCCAGACTTACTGAAAGAGAGAGGATACTTGTTTGCTGTGCCATCAGTTCGTACTGCCGCCACCCATGCCTTATGAGTGTAGCCAGATGGAAGCGTAGGAGCTGTTGCACTAAGAGATAACAGGCCGGCCACAGTTGTGGCATTCCAAATTACCCAAACATTATGCCAAGTAGATGCTGCCTGGCTATTTGCCGCGCCGACATCCAGGCCGTTCACCCCGGCAGCTGCAAAAGATGGGCTTACAGCGACCGAGCGTAGCGTTGAATACGAGTTTGAAGCGCTCTCAACGATAAGCTCGTCGGCCGTGACGGTCACAACCGCGCTCGTCCCTGTGGTCGAAACCCTCAGCTTCTTGGCTGCCCCTGAAACTCCTACTAGATTGTTTACCGCCGTTGGCAACTGATCCAGCAGTACAGCATCGGTCCCGTCGTATTCGACATCGGCCAACTGGTCGATAGCAAATACGGCAGCCACCTTGGCGCCAGAGGCGTCGTACTGTTTTAGGTTCTTCGGGCCAACACCGGAAATATTGATCGTGTCAGTGTCCGTACTCGCGCGATTGAACTTAACGCGAAACCGCTGACCAGCTGCGTATGCAGTGATCGCCGGATTGGGCGTAAGAACCAAAGCGGCGGATGGACCGGTGGTGGTGAAGGCCACGCCGGATTGGTTTTGCTTCAATTGCTGCAACGCATCGAAAAACTGGGATGCACCTACCTTATCAACGGTGCCGCTGGCAGTGATCCCCGCCGCGGACAGAAGCGACTGGAAAAAGCCTTCCTTATCGTTGGCCCAGTCCTTTTCTAAGTAGGACCCGTCTTTTGCATCTGGCGTGGTGCGGTTTTTGAAAGACCCGCCTGGGTAATCTGCGGAGGGGTTGTTGAATCGACCCGGGTACCGCTCATTTAACTTGAGTGACATTCTAAGCCCCTATATATCCTGCAAATTCTGCTTGTTCATCACCAAATTCAGCGTCCATATCACCGAACTCGACCATTTCGAACCCCTCAAGGAATCCGTTAAATCTCACTGCTTGAGGCTTTGGCACTAGGCCTGCATTGAGCAAGGCGAACCGCTCCAGATTGGTGATCTGCCCGTAGAACTCGATGCTGAAAGACATGTCCTCGCCGTCGGTGACGCGTAGAACGTCAGCTTTCGGGAGTAGGAAATTCATACCATCGAGGATGTTCTCGATAGTCGCGTCGCCGTTGTTCTTGACGATCTTGGCCTTGATGACCAGTCGGTAAAGTTCGTCGGATAGCTGACCATCCTGGTCAATCGTCAGGGCGCTGAACATCGCATCGTCGTCACCAAACTCATCGCCGTCTGTAAGGTCGAACAGGCCTGGGTTCATTGGTATGGAGCCCACGAAGCTACGCGGAGCCACGACGATCCGGCCGATGACGTTCAGCTGCTTGCCAACTGCGGTATCGATGTCGTAGCTCTTGCGCACAGCCTGGGCCGCCGCCTCGATGCTGCCGCCAAGTGCTCTAGCAATTGCGTACCAGGCCACCGCCTTCGGCTTGTCGCGGTATTGCGCGTAAATACGGTCTGGGATGTTCATCACGTGATCACTACGGTGATGTTGCTCTCCGTCCACCGGGACATCTGGTTGTAAGCGATGGCGACGTTGGCCTGGCCGCCGTTGAGGCTGGATGAAGGCAGGTCAACGTAGCTGTCACCGTACGAGCCGATGACCTTATTCACCGGGGTGAAGATCGTGCTGAATGGCACCGCCTCGCCGATATCGAAGCCATCGATCTTGAATCCGACATCCGCCGGGATCAGGTCACCGGCGGCATACTCCATCATCGCCTCTTTTATAAGTTGGTCGGCGTTGGGTGGAAGTGATCCGTCGTTGACCACATGGATAACGGGCAGCATGTCAACGTAGATCGGCCGGCTCGCGCGAATAAGCTTCTGGTTCGTCGGGTACTTGGGTGAGGTGACCTCAACCTGAAACGGTGTGCCGGCCTGATAGAGCAGCGCGCCCGGGTTCTTCTTCAGATAGATCGCCATTGCGACATCGTCGTCAGTCCCGCCGTCTACGACAGGCGCGATTGAGTGAGGCGGAAGTCCGTATGGGTTGTCTGCAGTCACAGCGCTTGAGTTTGTGTCGTTCTCGTACACCTTCACCCTGCGTACGCCATCCACGCCGAACAGCTCGCCGATCATGGAGTCGATCTGATTGTTGCCAGGCTTGCCCACTGCCGTCGCGCGGGTAACGCGCAGCTGCTCGTCGCGCTGGCCGTCTGTACCTGGAGTTGCCGGGGCGGCGTTTGTAACGCTTGCCAGGCCTGCCACCACGTCCACGATGCGCGTGATAGTTCCGGCATCAGCCTGGGTCGGCCCGACGACTGTGCACGTCGCGTTGACTGTTGCGGAGCCGAGCGAGTCAGCAGTCACCGCCTGGTCGGTTGTCCAGCGGCTGCCGGTGGTTACCGACTCAAAACGGTTACCCGCAAGGATTGGCGTACCGGGGGTTGCGGTGATGGTCAGTTGAACGCTCGAGCGCGAACCACCTGAGCGGATGGTGCCAGTCAGCGAGCAGATAATGTCGAGATCATTACCCTTGGCCTTGTTCGGGTCTTTTGAGTTGTAGGCCTGCTGCAGCGTCTCGTCTAGCGCGTAGAAGATCTCCGAGTCGTGCGCCATCTTCAGGCCGTCAGGCGTCGAAGGGTCCAGGTTCCACAGTGGATCAATATCCAGATAGAACTGCCGCTCCTGGGCGAACCAATCGTTTTGCGTCTCTAGCACGTAGCCGGTAGAAGTCAGGCTAGCCATTCAGTGTTACCTCTTCCAGGCCGAACTCGGTGAGAATCCCAGCGGTTACGCTGTATTTTCGGTTTTCGATGTTGAAGTCAGCAGAGAAGCTGGTTAGCCGGATCACGCCTGGCGTGTTGGCGATTCGCGCCCTGAGCGCGGCCTCAGCGGTGGAGAGGCTTGTGAACTTTCCCAGGATTTGCTCGTACCAAGGCGTTCCGTCGGTGATGTCCCGGAAGTACTCGCCCAGGAACAGGCGCAACCGGGTAAGCACCGTCTGAGCGACCTCGGATTGCCCGGTAATGAACTGCTGCCCGCGCGTCACGATGTCACCTGTTTCTTCGTCCAGTCTGCGTACGGTCATGGAACTGGAACTCCGCTTGTCCCGGAACCCGGGGTTACACCGCCATGGCGATGCGTGTTGAGGTTTGTGCCGGCAGCGGTAATGACGTTGCCATCAGGCGTGATCTTCAGCCCGTTGATCAGGAAAGTGCCGTCGGCCTGCAACTGGAAGCTGCCGGCGCCGTTCTGCATCAGGGTTGTGCCATCCGCCAGCACGTTGAACCTGGCGACGCCGTTATCCATGGAGATGCTGTTGTCGTTCTTCAGCCAGACGAATTGGGTACCAGCCCGGTTACGCATGCGCACGCCGTTGTTCTGGAATTCTGGCAAAGCGTTTGGCTGTGACCGAAACCCAGGCAGGAACATGGCGTCCTGCATGTTGTGGAAGCGCCCCCTGGGATTGGTGGCCACCCCGCCGCTTTGCACCCAGCCGTCAATGCAGCGCTGGGAGAAAAGAATGTCGCCCTCGCACCCAGAATCGATTTGGTACTCGACGCAGTAGTCACCGCCAGGAAAGTAGACAGGAACCTCTACGATCGGCTTGAGTGCGAAGGTGGCATCATTTACATCGACCCTAAGTATTCCAATCTGCACCTGGGCGCGCTGGGTCAAAGGATCGAACGCCAGCACATGCCCGGGAATTGAGGTACATACATCCTTCATAAGCTCGCCGAACGCACTTCGAATTAGCTTCTCATTGCGCGCCCGACCCTCTGTCTCAAGCATGTGGTCACCTCGTGCTTTTTTCGCGGGCATTAAAAAACCCGCCGAAGCGGGCTTTATGATTTTTGTTTTTTCAGAGCTTTCCCTTCATAACCATCTGATCGCAGACGCCGGCACGGTATTGGCCCATCGTATCAAGTGGGTATCGGTCGCTTAGATTGCGCCTGGCAAATTCATACGCGTCGCTTATTCTTTTGAGGTTTGGTGCGTCACCCTCATACAGGCTCAGCAAATCTCTATACCTTTTTTCTTGCTCTTCTCTTGGAACCCATTTGTCATTTCTGTCAATGCTTCCGGTATAGCACGCAAGCACCAATGATCCAATCACGTCCTTTTTGGACGTCACGTATCCACCGAACGAGACCTTTTTTTCGATTTTAGTTGCCAGTCGCAAAGCATTTTCTTTGCTTGATTTCTTTACGCACTCATCCCACTCAGCCTGCGTAACGTCACCTAACTCGTAGTCAACAAAACCGCCTTTCTTGTCTACTCTGTAGTAACACTTTTTTTTATCGCCATACTCGTAGTCAAAGCTAGGTGGATCATTCCAAGCCAGCTTTTTCTCTCGGTCCATCTTCTCAGCTTGAGCTACTGCCCTTTGGTCAAGGCATACCCCGGTGCCGTTTAGACCGCTTACCTCAGGGCTCAATCTACCTTTTCCATCCTTGGTCCAAACGCAATCAGCATCCACAAAGGTCAGGTGCGTTACTGCATACGGTTTATCAAGACCGATTATCTCAGCACTGTCATTCATGGAGGCTGCAAAAGCCGATGCAGACATTATAAAAACCACTGCTGACAAATAACTTTTCATAGAATCAGTCCGTGACTTCAAACAACATATTTTCAGGCGTGGACACGCTGAGCTCGTGCAAAAATGTAGCAGATAGCCACTGGCAAGCCCAGCCACCCTTACAATGGCTGACCTACTTGGCGTACCTCCCACCCTCCCTATAAGACTCATTCACGACCGAGACGGCATCGCCTCTCGTGATGTAGCCCTTCTTCTCTCTGTCCAGGCCTGAGTTAGCCGCATACTCACGCTGATACGGGCCAGAGTCTCGCTGCCACATCACGTATGTATCCGGGCGACCTACCCCAGGCGGGAACAGAACGGCCAGATATGCGTCTCCTAAGTTTCGCACTCTGCCGGCCGCGACGGATTTGTAGTACTTCTCGACGTAATCAAGCTGCTCCACAGCTGTCATTCTCGCGAGACGCGCGGTAGTAGTTCCGAGCCCCACAGCTGAAGCTTGTAGGAACTGAATCAATCCTGTCGCAGAGCTTCCTGGGTTTCGTGCTGCCGGGCTAAATGTGTAGCCGGTCTCGAATCCCATCACCGCCATAAGCCAGTTAGGGTCAACGGATAGGTTCTTGGCAATCGAAACTACCTTTGCCCTGAACGCTTCTGATACGCGAGCGCCCCAGATCAGCTTTCCATTCCCCGGCGTGGCTATGGAGCTAGTGTCCGGCTTGGTTCCCCATCGGATGCCGTCGATGTCGACCTTCCATGTGTCGCTGTGAGAATCGCCCGAGTACCTCAGCGCAAACACGTTGTATTCACCGACTGGCACCGCCTCAGGCTCAACCTTGGACAGGTATAGGTTTCCCGTATTGTAGGTGGCGAATTCGCTTTTCAGGTCTATGACGCTACTTACCATGATGGATGGGTTGAGTTGCGCAGAAACAAGGACGCCAAGCCCCTTCGGTCCGCGGGTAATTTCCGGAATTCCTATCATGCCGGAGAATTGGTTGATCTTGATCGCCGTAGAATTACGTTTTATCTCTGGCTTGGTAACGTACAAGCGCCCCATGTGCTGGACCCAGTCGAACTTGTAGTCGCGCGCCAGGTTATCCATCGCCGTAGGAATGTCGCCATCGGCCCAATAGCCACGTGCCATGGGTTGGTCATCGACGAACTGCTCATTATCGATGTCGATTGGGATCGGCCATTCGCGAGCAAGCGCGCGGATGGCTTCCTCGACCCTTGCGCCAGGCCCGAGAGAGACCTGCGCCGAGCCACGATCAACCGCCGCAGATCCTGAACGACAAATCAGTCGAGTGATGATTTCCGGAGCGCCCGGCTCGCGTTCGCGCAACACGTTGGTCACGGTGCCGGTGAAGATTGCGTCGATATTGTCGGTGTAGCCGGCCTTCAGGATGATGCTGGCGCCGTTTGCGATGCCCGATTCTTTGCTCAGGTTGTAGAGCCGAATGTCTGCGTAAGACACGGAGCTGCCGGGCGAAACGTCAATATTGAACTGGATTCGAAACTGCGTAGAGCCTGACTGCAGGCTGATATAGGGCGCGCCGTTGATGTCGACGGACCAGGCTCTTGATCTCATATTTCCACCACGGGGGGTATCCAGACGAGGAAGTTATCGACGCCCAGGTTGTCCAGGGTCACGTCTTTACCGGTGAAGACCAGTTGACCGATACCGGTCTGATAGCTCTGGATCACATCGCTTCCAGGCTCAAGCATCACTCCGCACGCGAGCATCACTCCGCCGCGCACTACGTTCATGGACCAGGCCGGTGCGTCCAGGTAAGAGATGAAGTCAATCTGAAATGCGACCAGGTTGTCGCCGAGCTGAACGCTGAATCTCTGGTGAGCGTTATCCACACCAGCCGCTAGGGGGATTGTCTGCATCAGGCTATTCCATCAAGAATTCCGTTAACGGCATTAGATACGCTGGCGCTCGCCTCCTTGGCGATCATCTGCCCCTTGTTCACAGCTCTTGTAAGGGCGCTCTGTGATGGATCGTCCTTTCGCAGCTGATATGACCAGCGCTCATCACCAGCGGCGATCCTGTGCAGCTCAATGACCTCCTGCATCTCTACGATGAACTCCAGGCCGCCCTCGTTCCTAGGCTCCTTCGTCCTGGACAGGCGGGTGATGGCCATGTTCTTGAGTAGGATGTCGCCAGCATCAATGTCAAAAGGGTCGTACGAGCTCATCAGCCAGATGAGAAAGTCCAGCGTAGTGCTTGCCCGCGTATCGTCGCTGCCAGCCAGAAACCCGGCTGAAAGGCCGGCTACCGTGGACACGATGGGGTTGTCGGTTAAGTTGGAAAGCGCGCCGCCCAGGAAGTTCGTCAGCTGAACCTTGACCGGGTTATTGCTGATTGCGCCGGTCATGGTCCACTTGAATGGGTTGAATATCCTGTGATCCGCTACCCTTACGCCGCTCTCAATCGGGAACGTCGTAATGGAAACACTGGCCTCAAAGGTATCCTCAAGCACGGCGTCGAACGCATAGCCGGCAATCGTCGGGGCCTTGCGAGTGAAGATATTGATGATGCTCAAGGCTAGCGCTCCGTGGTTGGCTTGAAGTCCTCGGCCGCCTCATAGTTCTGCCGCTCGTTGACTTGGATGATGCGCGCGTCCAGTTCGCGCCCGTCGAGCTGAATAGTCAGGTTGTTGTTCACGCTGACCTTCGCTCGTTGTATTGCTCTGACGAGATCGTCATTGCTCTGCGGCGTCACATCCTTGTAGCCATCACCCGCGCCGGATTGTGGCGGCATGCTATCGGCGGCAGTTCTTCCGCTCGTTGATGGGGTTTCCGAGGTGCTGGAAAAACTAGGAAAGCGCCCAGACATAAGATCTAGAGGTCCTGGAATGCTATCCAGCCCTGTTGCACCTTTGAGCATGTCATCAAACCGCTGGGACGCTCCTCTGTATCCGGGCACGTATTTTCCTAGCCCTTCATTGAGCAAGTCTGACCCGATCGCGCCACCAGTGATCGCCACCCCAGCGATACCGCCTTTTGTGGCTAAACCTCCGATCGATGACAGCCCAAGCTTTGAGATAATAGGTCCAAGCAGAGAAGACACGCTTGACCCAAGGAGTGCGGTAGTTGCACCAGGATTGTCGGCTGCGTAGTCGATCCCTTTGCTGATATCGCCCCTGTGTTCAGAGAGAAACTTGTTCGTCCACTCGCTGGCCCCGATAAGGCTAGGCAAAAACTTTTCAGTCAACTCGTTGGCCATGCCCTCGAACTTCTGGCTGAGTATCGCGCTGCTTTCGGCGAACCGTCTGGCGCTATCAGTCATTTGGTCGATGGGGCCGGTGCTGCTTGAGGCCAGCGCCATCCTTGACTCGGTCTTGCCTTCACTGAGAAGTCTGGCAACGCCATTCGAGAATCCGAGAGTGGCCTGAACTTGTGCTCTCTGTCCTTCGTTCAGCCCTTGATACTGCCTTTCCAGCTCCCTGTAGACATCCATGGCATCGCCGCTATCCGCGGTCTTCGCTAGCGCACCAGTATCGATACCAGCCTTGGCGAGCGAGTCAATCGACTCGTCTTGTCCGTTCAGCTTGAAGTTGTTCTGGAACTCTTCCAGCCGCTTAAGAGTGTCTAGGGCTTCCGATGCCTGTCCACCCATCGCTTCGACTGCATTGCCGAAGTTGTAAACGGTATTCATCGGCGTGCGCATGTTCTGCGTGGCCGCTGCCAATCGATCAATCTTGTTGGCCGTGCTGACAATTACCGCGGCGCCGGCACCAAAGGCGCCAATGACTGCGCCTACGCCCAATGCGCTCGACTTGACCCCCTGAAGGCTGGCCTGGATCTTCTTATCGCCCTCCTCCAGGGCTTTGGTGTCCCAACCGATGCCGATCAGGAATGACTTTAGAACCTTACTGGCCATTCGTGATTGCCTCTTTTTGTTCCCACAGTTCGTCCATGGCTTGGTTAAAGCGCTCGACGCTGGCTAGGGAGTGGGTTCCGTCTTCAAGTTGCGCCCAGGTGCACAGCGGCGGGCACACGCCAACAATCCCGACACAGGGGCGCATCAGGAACCAATTTACTGCGCTGCGCTTTCCGCGCCCGGCTGCCCTGGGCTTTTTGCGCCGCTTGGCAGCCAGTCGAAAAAATCGGAGAGGTTCCAGCGCAGCAGTTCGGCCAGCAGCTGGTTGTACTGAACCATCTTGCCGCCGAAGTCGGCCACGGTTACCGGCCGCTCGGTGCCATTGATGAGCACCTTGCCCATCAGCACGTTTGCAACCTGGGCTTTTACGTCCTGGCGCATCGACATGAACATCGAGCAGAGTACCTGGTCATCAACCTCAATGCCCGCCTGTGCCGCCGTGGCGAATCGCTCCAGCACGGCGCCGGACAGGAGGGACATCAGACGGTCCTGATCGACAGCGCTGGCCATGGCGGCGTTGTACTGCACACCACCAATGGTGAATGGTTTCACGCTCATCTATCAGCCCCTTGTTGCTTCCCAGATGTTGAACTGGATGGTGAACTGGTCGTCCGTGATGGTTGAACCCGCCCGACCGCGCTGGCCGTCGTTCACGATCACCCCTTCCGAGCCCAGTGCGGTTTCTAGCGTGCCGATTTGGGTATAGGTGAGCGTGATGTTCGCGTTCGAATTCAGCAGACCCTGCACGTATGCAGAGTCGGACGAGCCCGGATTGAGGTAGAGGTTCGCCTCGCGGCCAGGGTTTTGGCGGTCGAGGCGAACGGCGTTCCCGCCCTGCCCCCGGCGCAGCTGGCTACGCGGATCGATCGGCGCGTCCGTGTACGGGGTAGCAGTCTCGCCCCAGTCCTGGATCTGCCGGCCATTGATGGTGACGACTGTCAGGTCGTTCGAGAAATTACTCAGGCTCATGGGTCACCTATCAATAAACGTCGAGGTCAACATCAACGATGTGGATTGCGCCGGCGCGGAACAGGCGAATGCGGAGTGGTGCGGATTTGCGGGCGTTACGGTCGGCATCCGACAAATCGAGGATGTCCTCTGGCTTGGTCAGGATCTCGAAACCGATGGTGTACTTCTCAAGGCCGTCGTCCGGGTCGATGTAATTACGCGGGCCAAGGTAGCCATTGTTGATGAACTGCTGCATGGTCGCCCGGGCGGCGCCGATCAGCACTGCCTGACCGACAGGGGTCTGGGTCAGCTTGGTGGTTTGGTTGGCCACTGCGTTGTAGAGCGAGGTCGTCAGGTAGTTGACGCATGCGTCGAGGTTGACCACATCGTCAATGAACTCGCCGTAGGTGCTGTGCGTCATGGTGTTGAGCCAGCGACCGGAGTCGGTAGAGCCCTGGTTGTCGACCACCGTGTAGAAAACGGCCTTCTTCTTGTCGCTCTGCATGGCTGTGTAGGCCGTGCCGGACAGCGATTCAGCGATAACGCCAGGCGACTTTTTGAATTCGCCTGTGATGGTCGATCGATCGGCGCTGTAGTTCACTGCAGCGTAGTGCTTGGCCAAAGCCGACCCAGAATACGGGTCGGTGGCGTGCGCAGCGGTGTAGACGTGACGGAAACCGGCCGAGGTCAGCTGAGTGGCGATGTCGTCTACATCAGCCGGGTCTCGGATCTCAGCAGCCGATGCGCCGGTCTGGTTGTCGATGAACATGCTGGTGTTGTCTTCGCACCACTGGGCAATCGCCAGAGCATCCGCCTTGACAGCCAATACAGGCGCCGTCCACATGGTCCAGTACCACCAGAGCATGTTTCGGGCCTTGTTGAGCGTCGTGGCGCGGGTAGCGTCAGCCGTTGCCGCACCCCAAACCTGAATCTGTCGAGTGGCCGGAGTGCCGCCAAGCCAGCGCTGGGCCGCCTTGTAGGTCTCAGTGGTGTCGGCGAAGTCTTCAGACAGCGCGACCAGCGTGAAATACGTCCGGTACGTATCAGGCGCGAAGCCCACCGGCAGTTCGAGCTGCGGAGCGAACAGCATGGCGCTGGCAAAGTTCGCATTGCCCAGGCCGGCCGGGCTGATCCGGGCATTAATCCGGATGATGTTGGTAGCTGGATAGCTCACTGTGCTAGCTCCAATGGGTTATGTGGGGTCGACTTCCACGGTGAAGGTCTGAATGACCTGCGCTTTTTCGTTCTCGAGTGCCACGGTGGCGCTCAGAATGTTGTTGATGACCGGCAGGCTGCTGGTTTCGTACATAAGGCGGATGGTGATCTGCGCCCGCTGCTCGAAGTTGGCCGACTGCAGGCTGGTGAGGTTGTTGACGGAGTCGGTGCTGTTCCAGCCGATCTTGGCCTTGAACAGCATCATGCTCACATCGGGCCTCTTGTTGGCCTGCTTCAGGCGCTCGGCGTACATGATTGCCTCGCCTCGGTAGAAGTCGACGCTGCATGAACACATGATCTGCGCCCGGACATCGACCTCTACCTGGTTGCCAGGGATATCGCGGGAGACGATGTTGGCCTGGCCGCGCTCGCTGATGGACTGCCGTGGCGTGATCGTTGCGTACGCGCCCGTAGGCGCAGGCATGCTTCCGGGGCCTGCCTGATCTGCTAGCAGGCATTCAGGCACGCCGGTTGCTAGCATCACTATCGGTCGAAGCTTCTTGAACAGTTCTTCGTTGGTCATGCTGGGCCACCTGACTGGTTATCGATGCGCATAACGAGAACCTTGCAGTAGTTCCGCCAGTACCGGTTGTCGCACTTGACGGCCTTCCATTGCTGGCCCAGGAATGTCCAGGTTCCGGTCTGGTCGATCAGTTGCATCTCGCCCTGGTTGATGTAGATGCGGCGAACGTCGGTGATCCGCTCTCCACCCTGGCGGATGAAGTCGACTTCCCGGTCACTGGCCGGCTGGATGTTGACGACGTATGGCTTGGTGTCCGGGGTGCCTGGAGTCCAGATGCCATCTACCCACTGACCACCCACGCCGACTGTCCTACTGGCCTCGACACTGACAAACACCAGGTCGATCTGGCCTTCCATGTTCAGGCTCATTCAAGACCCTCCGATGCAGGACCGATAGACACTTTGTGCGTGATCGACTGGCGCAGCGCGCCGGTATCAATGAGGGGGTTAGAACTCTTCTTCTTGCGAATGGTTGATGCGGCGTTCGGTGGCGTTTTCAGCTCGGTCATGTAGACCTTCACCGCACCCGCCGCTACGAGGCCGACCATCTCCAGGATCTGATCCATAGATAGCCCGGCCTCCATGCCGTCCTGTATGGTTAGCAACACCTCGGGCGTGGCTTTCGCAACACCTGGCTCGAGCCATGGGCGTGCTGGAATCTTGATATCATGGGCCGGCGTCTTGCCCAGCTCCATGTAGCCCTTCCCTGTCTTCAGGAATCGGACCTCATCACGGTCGGCTGCAGCCTTGCTGGCATAGCCGTAGGATGTTCCGCCCGGGTGCTTGATGTTGGCGCCGAACTCGTTGATCGCACCGAGGCTGGCCATTGTCAGATCATCCGACTCGACGTTGCCGGCCTCTTCGTGGATGCCGATCAGGACAACCTTATTCGACTTTAGAGCGCTGAGCTCCTTTGCCAACTCGTCCTGCAGTTCCTGAAAGCCAATCAGCGTTAAATCGATCATTCAGACCGCCTTGGCGCCCATCCCGGCGCGCTTCTTGAGCCTGTAGAACTGCTGGCCGTAGTTGGTGTAGGTCAGCCAGTCGGTGCCGGCGTCCATCATCTGAGGTACGCGGTAGGCGATCGATTCATCACCTACGGACTTCTGGGCCACGTTGAGACGGGCCTCGGAGTTGGGTGTGCCGCCGGCGCCGAGCGTGGCAAAGTTGGTCGCCAGCCAATGCGCCGCGAAGTACTGCATGCCGCGCCACTTGAAGTTGTCGCAGGTCAGCTCGAGGGCGCCCCAACGGCTTGAGCCAGTCTCGGTGCCGGCCTCGCAAAGGGCCTCAACGATGTATTCGTCTGGCCACTTCACCGGGTCAGCAAACGCTTTGAACACAGGATTGCTGCGGAAAGCCGCAATCATCTCGGGGGTGATTAGCATGGGCTCTCCGGTATGAATGAGTGGGCGCCAGGCGCCCGGGTGTTACTGTGCTGCCTGAGCCTTAGCGATTTCTTCGCGCAGGCGCGTTTCGCCCCAAGTCTTGTTGACCTTGATGCCAAGCGCTTCGGCCTGGGCGTTCAGGTCGTCTTCTTCACCATCGTCGGCTTCCAACTCATCAGCACCAACGCGGCGCAGGTCGCCGTTCTTCAGCAGAGCCTTGACGAAATCGATCTTTGCCACCGCGTCCGGAACTTCGACCGCCGGGTTTTCGCCAGGCAGGATCGGGTAGCTGGTTTCTTTGTCGTCCACCAGGTGGTTGATGGTGATCAGTCGTGCTGCTTCGTTCTTCAGGAACATGTCGAATCCTCGCCCGGAGTCATTGGCCGCCGCCCCGGGCATAGCGGAGGCGGCCCTGGAACGGCTGGTTAGAACTGGTCGCGGTAAGCGCCAGAGAACGGGTAGCGGAATTCCACGCCAGACAACTTGTATTCGCACGGCACGCTGACCGTGAGGTTGTGGAACTGCGGAGCCAGGGAGCGCCACGGGATCGGCACCTGCATACCCAGGTTCTCGTCGTTCAGCTCGTAAGCGACGATGCGGTCCTTGTTGCCGTTTGACACGCCAGCGGCGGCCAGCTGGGCAGCGGACAGTTGCAGGCGGCTGAAGATGTTGATCGGGCGACCGGTCAGCGCGGTGAACTGGTTGTTGGTGCGGAAGTACTCGAGGATCGTCTTGTCGGTGATGGTGCCCATCCGCTTGTTCGAGATGAACGCGAAACGGGCAGCATCAAGGATCACGGTATCGAACAGGTGAACGGTCGCCGAGTTGATGTAGCCATCAACCAGGATCTTGTTCAGGTCCGCGACGATCTGGTCACCGGTGGTGGCAGCGTTGTACCAGTCCAGCGTCGAGTTCGAGAGCGCCAAGTTCGGGTTGTTGAACAGGCCAGTCATGCCGCGAGCCGCATCGCCGAAGTACGCCACTCGCTGGGTGTGCTCTTGGGCACCACGGAAGGCCAGGCGCGCCTTGGTGGTGTCCAGAGGAATGCGCAGTTGTTGCGATTTGCGCAGTTCGTCCAGGCTGTAGCTGTACTTGTTACCAGCGTAGCCGATTGGCACGCTGGATTTGTTCGCGTTGATGGTTACATCAGGCAGGTCGTCAGCGCTGGCGCCGATGAATTTGCCGATGGTCACGCCGTCGTAGCTGATGTAATTCCACTCGTCTACCCATTCAGGAAGCGAGGTGTCAACAGGGATCAACTCCATGTAGTTGATCGCGGCATACTTGGCCTCGTAGATACGAGATTCCAGGTTTGCCAACTGGCTGATATAGAACGCCAGGCCATCGTCGAGAGTCGGAAGACCGTCAATGAAGGTTACTTGGTGAGCGTCACGGCCGATCTGTTGCGCGATAGCGGCATCGATGGCTACGACGATTTTCTTAAGCTGAGTCATGTCGATTAGCCCCCGACCTTCAGAGAAATTTTAGCCAGTGCGCCGGCGCCGGCCGTGCTGACCCATTTGGCATTCGGGATCAGGACTGCCAGAGTGGCGGCGGCGCCGACCACGTTGGAGAACTGGCCCTGGTTGGTACCGGTGCCGTCGCCGACTACCAGGTAGACCGGGTCATCCTTGGCGACCGCCACCCGGGCGGTGACCCAGATAGGCGCCATGGTCTCGACGGTCATGTCGCGCTTGGCGACAGCGCCGAAGACATCGGACTGGGTGTAGGCGCGGTTCAGCTCGCGGCGCACGACGCCGATGAACTGGGCAGCGGTCGAGGCAGCGACAGGGAGCTTGGCGCCGTCGTCACCGTCACTCACAACACCCAGGCCGTAAGCAATGTTCGCGGTGCCCTTGTTGACCTTCGAGACGCCGTTGGACACTTCGCCGTCAGCGACCATGCCCGCATACGCGACGCCGTGGTTGATTGCATTACCACCTTGAACTGGCATGGTTAGGCTCCTTTCTGTTTGTGGGCACCAGACAGGCTTTGTTTGTGCGCCTGGTAGGGGGTCGGTGCGGCGTCAGTGGTCGCTGCAGTGGTCGCTGCGCCGTCTTTGGCCAGCTGCGCGAGCTGGGCCAGGAGGACGGCAGCGTCACCGGTTGGCATCTTGGGTTTCTTGTTGCCGTCCTCGTCCTTGTCGTCTTCGCCCTCATCCTTGTCGGACTCGGCGTCGAAGGCGGCCTCGACGTAGCCGGCGGACTTGTCCGACCAGTCACGCTTCGGCAGGGCCACGGCCAGTGCGGCGCGCTTGATCTCGATCACGTCGAGGCTATCGCAGGTGAAACCATCGCCAGCGACCTTGCGGGCCAGTGCCTGGGCGGTGGTGATGGCGGTCACGCGAGCCTTGATAGCCTCGTCGCTCGATGCCTTGACCGCTTCACCGAGTTTCTCGGTGGCAGAGTCAGCGGCAGCCTGGGCCTTATCAGCCTTGGTTTCCGCATCGGTTGCACGCTTCAACAGTCGGTCGAACGAGTCGGCGACCACTTGGGCGTTCGCAGGATCAGCAACATCAACGCTGCGCCCGCTATCGGTGGTGATAAGTACAGGCATTGTGTTGCCTCCTGGGTTGTGATCGAAGACGCGAGCGATGCCGCCCGCCCTCGCTTTGGTAACCACCGCTTGGTGGTTGATGATGATGTTGCGCTGGGTGTACTCGTAGTCCTGGCCATCGGCAGTGGTGCCGGGCCCGTGGACGTATTCAGCGGTGTAGCCGGCGGAGAGCTCGCACTTGCCGGCGTTGATGTCGTCGATGGTCTTCTGGTCTTTGATGATCAGATCGCAGATGACAAAGTCGCCGTCCCGACGGCCAGCGCCCCTGACCTCACCAACTGCCACAGCCTTGTAGTTCTTCGCGGTCACCAGTTCCTTGGGATGGTCATTGGTGACCGTCGCGCCGTCGTACGTACCAAGCGAGGCGTCGTTGAATACTTCGTCTTCCGGGCGATACACCCGAACAATACGGTTCGGGTCGCCGTCGAGCCCAAGCTCTCGGGCCAGGTACTCCTGAATCCCGATGCGAGCCACCCGGCCCGGCACCTTGAGGAATCCCTCGTCGGTGTACTCCCGGTGGGTGATGCGATGGCTGACACGGTCAAAGACCGTACAGGTGGCCATTACTGCTTCGCCCATGCAAAGAGCTCGTCGGAATGCTCATCGTCAACCGGCCGCACGCACGCGTAGGTGCGGTGCTCGTAACCGTCGAGGCTGCGCCCGTCTTCTGTCTCTGGCAGCGACTTGATGTTCACCAGGTCGGCGGGCGTCATCTGCACGGAAATGTGGAAGCCGTCGGTTTCGAATACCGACTCGGCGCCGGTCTCGATGCACTTAACCTTGATTTTCATGATCGTTCTCGTCGCTGGAATGAATTAGCGGTAGACGCCCGGCGCTGTTCGGCCTGCGTCTTGGTTGGCCTTGACCTCGCGTGCGCTCACTGGGCGCGCGATGCATCGGCACTGATAGTCGGAGCCGGGCTTGATCGGCTTGCCGTCGTCACTCAGCGGTAGGTCGTCCCACCGGTATATGCCCTTGCCGTAGGCGGTGACCTTGTTTGCGATTTCATGGTGGCGGTGGCGCACCCGGCGGTCGTCGGAGTCGATCCACTGGAAGTACTCGAAGCCGGCGCCCTTCTGCTGCTTCTCGGCCAGCTCGCCCTGGATCTTCGACGTCTGGTCGCGGGCGATCATCTTGGCGCGGCGCTGCGTGACGCCGAACTGTTCCTGCAACGCCTTCTCGATGTAGCCGGGGCGCATGCCGGAGCGCATGTTTGCCACCACCAGCGTCTGCACCTCTTCCAGGTACTTGGCGGGAATGGACTTGATGAGTTGGGCGTTCTGCTGGGCCGACGCGTGCAGGTAGTCCTGCAACGTCTTTGAGCCGCTGTACACGTCGATGCCGGCCGACTTCTTCAGGTCCCGCTCGGACTTCTTGAGCGACGACTGGACGAACTCGCCGGCGATCCGGGTTCCTGCTGCCTGCACCGCCGGCGACTGCCAACGGCTCATCAGCATGGACATGGCATTGAGAATCAGATCAGACCAGGCATCAGTCGTGCCCACGGCGTCCTGCGTGTACTCCGGCGCCAACTGGCGAACCAGCGGCATGATCTCCTTGCTGATCGACGCCTTGACCTGCTTCACCAGCCGCTGCAGCTTGGCGTTGTACTGGATGCCGATCATGTCCATGGATCACTCCTCGCTGACATCGGCCTTCCAGTTCTGCTTGATCGGCTTGAACACCTCGGCTCCGAGAACGATCTGCCCGCGATATGGCTCGACCTTGCTCACATCAACATCGCCCGGGTTGTAGGTGATGGTTATGTGCGGCTGATATTCCGGGTAATCCCAAGAAGCACCGATCTCCCGCAGCGACATATGGCGCCACGACAAGTCAGAACTGTTGAACGCCAGAACTACGGCGCCCTCACCGAACTGCTCAATCATGCGAGGGCCGCCAGGGCGAACAGTCACACCGCCATCATCACGCGAGCTATAAGCCTCCCCGGCCTTCATCCAATCGACAGGCGCCTTGCTGAACGCAACGGTCACATGCAAATCGTCAGCTGGCAGGGTCTGCGTGAATCCTTGCGACTTGGCCCAACTGATCAGTTCTTCAGCGTTCAGTACTGGCCTGAACACATAGAGTGGAGCCGGTGCGGCGTCAGATGACGTCTTCCTGTTGTCGCCGCTGTCGTCGTCATCCACCGGGTCGTTGAACATGGTCAGGTCCTCATCAGCCTCCAGCGCTTCGATCTTCTCGTCATCGAACTGGTAGAGCTCCTGGGCCTGCAACTTGCGCTGGATCTGGCTGGTGGTGATCACGCCCGCATCCTTGTAGGCGATATCCGTCTCGGCGTTGGCCTTGTTGGCCTGGGCGATCTGCACCAGGTCAGGCTGCTTGAACGGGTTCCAGACGTAGTTGAAGTCTTCGATCCAATGGCCGGTGGCCGAACGCACCATCACCTCATCCAACTGGCGAAGGCCTGGGTCAATTTGGGTCAAGCGCTTCGATGACAGCTGGTTGTGGTAGTTGGTGTCGTCGCCTTCGCCGGTGTTGCCCAGGCCCTTGGCTGACTCACCGAACAGGCGAGTCACCGGGATGCCGGCGGCGCCAGCGATCCACGTCATCAGCAGGTCGAGCACCGGGGCGACCCCGGAAAGGTCCAGGGTCTTGCGGTCATACGTCTCGTCGTCGTCGAGCAGCGCCAGGTTGATAGATGACTTCATCATGCTGAACAGTGCGTAGCGTGCCGTGATGACGTCATCCTGATCGCTGGCTAGTTCATCCGAGAGGCCTACACGCTTGATGATGTCGACGTTCGCTTCCTGCATCAGCTCGGCGATGCCGTCCTTGCTGGCAACGATGTCCATCACATCATCGAGGCACTTGCGCAACTCTGAGTCGCCCCAGCCCTGCGTCTGCGCCCGCTGACGGCGCGGTAACTTGGCACCGGCGAACCGGGCGAAGTGCGTCCAGTGGATCTGCTGAGCGCCGGCGGAGATGGTGTAGAACTCCGGCTGCAGGTAGTTCGCGGCCAGGATGTTGGTCTGGTTCAGGTCCATGGCCGTCATGTCGAAGCGGTCGATGACCAGGAGGCGGTACAGGCCGCCCTTCTTGATCTTCTCCGGCTTGAGCGGCTTGGTCAGGTCCTGATTGGTCAGCATGAGGATGCCGGCGCCACCGTACAGGCGCGCCCAGCTTGTTGCCTCACTAACCATGGCAGGCAGTTGCAGGCGGTCTTCCTCGGCCCGGATAACGTCCGCGTCGTCGCACTTGAGGGTGCGCCACTCGCGGGTCATGTCCTCAGCCGGATAGTCCACGATCGCCCGAGCAAGCCAGCTGGTTTGATACGCCGCGTCCAGCTGCTGGAAGTCGTTCAGGAACCCGTACTGGAACTGGTTGTGCGAGCGCTTGGCCTTCTGGGTGCCGAGGCCGGATACGACGTTCACCAGGCCGTCACTCGAAGACTTGATCGACGCCTCGTACTTCTGAGCGGCCCGCACAAGGGCTTTGCCCAGCTTTTTGTCTGCTGGCACTAAGCCCTTCTTGCTCATGGGGTCACCGAATTGGTTATAGGAGGTCGCGGATTGGTCTCGAGTTGGCTACCAGGTGCGGACATGCACCCATCACGAATGCATCAGCCAAGTTAGGGGACGCAACACTGCGCCGAGCCAGTTCATCCTTGGTCTCGACCATATCCAGCCCGCGCTTGCTGTAGCGCTTGCGTGGAGTGGACAGCTCGAGCTTGAGCTGCTCGATCTTTCGCAGATCGCCGGAAATGCTGATCAGGTCGGACGCCTTGAACTTGTGCCCCTTCGTGACCGCGTTGAACGTGTTGCGCATGCGGTCGGCCACGTCCTGCCAGGCCTGGGCCTTCAGGTTCTCGAACTTGTCCTTGTTCTTGATCTTGGGCGCGTATTCCTTTTCAGGATTGACGATGGCTCCGGCAGCATTGAACTTGAAGTACCCGCCATGAATGCGTGCCGCCTTCAGGGTGGACCCCACGTGAGCGCCGTTGCCGATGCTGTCGTAGATCAGCCGCCCGCCGCGAACGTGAGACCACGCACGCATAGCCGACTCGTTCAGCTCGTCTTCACCGGCCTTCCAGTCATCCATGTCAAAGCAGATCGCCCCGTCGAACATGGCGCAGGCGTTGCTGTCGTCGCCGCTGTCCGCCACGTCGTAGCCAACTGCCTTGGCCCCAGACAAGCTCATTCCCAGCTTCAGGTGCGCGTTGACGCACGCCTCCACCCAGGAGAACTTGATAACCGCCGCGTCGTCGTTAGTTCGAGGCTGGCCGAGGTAAATGTGGTTGTACGACTCCTCGTCGGCCTCTTTCAGGCGCTCAGCCTTTGAGCGTGCGGTATCGGAAAGGAACGGGTTGTCGCTGTAGTTGATGTGCTTGATGACGCAATCGTCGCCCAGCAGCTTTGGAAGCTTGGCCTGGACAAAGTCGGTCATCAGGTCCGGGTTCCAAAGAATCCAGATCTCCGAACCCTGCTTACGGATTGTGGGGTCAATGACTTTCCACTGATCTTCGGTGAGGCCCTCGCCCTCCTCGATCCAGCAGATGTCAACACCCTCCGTACCCTTGATGTCGTTCAGGTTCCGCGCGATACCGTAGAACAGGAACTCCGAGCCGGTCTTTCGGTGCTTGATCGACGATACGCCGATATCAAACTCATCCGTCCACCCGGCCTGGTTGATCTTTTCCTTGATGACCGTATACACCGAGTCGGCGATACGGTTCTGGAACTGGCGAATACAAAGAAACTTCACCGTGTAGTTGCGAGCCAGGAAGGCAGCCATGCCGCCCGCGTCTTGGGTCTTCGATGAGAACCGCCCACCCTTCAGAAGCTTGTACGGCTTCCTGATCCGCCAAAACTCACGAAGGTTCGGGTTAAGCTGGTACATCGCCGGCGTAGAAGTCATCCAGCGACTTCCCTTTGGGGCTCATGCTGCCGTCACTGCTGGTGTGGTCGTGCTTCTGCGCCGACTCCCAGCCTTGCATCCTGGCCAGCTGCTGAATCGCGCTCAGGCGGTCGTACATCTCGATCTTCGGCCCGAACTTGGTCATGGTCACCGACTTGATGGTGGCCGCTGCCACTTCCGGAATCTCGACGCTGTCCTTCATCCGCCAAATGGTTTCGCTGACAGGCCCCTCGGGTCCATCAATCTCGCGCTGATCAAACTCAAGGATGTCGGTGATGGATGTCTCGGCAATCAGGCTCAACCGCTCCAGGGCGCGCTGACGAGTCATCACAGAGTCGGTCACGGCTGATTTGTTGAGCTGCTCAAGCCTCACCCCAATCTCACCCTTCTTGAGCAAATCGCTGGCCTTGTTGTTGACGGTCTCGGGCTTCATGTTTGCAGCGCTATAGGCCTGCCTGTAAGCCTCGCTGGCGTTACCCGTCTTCAGGTAGGCCAAGCAGAAGGCCTCCTGCTTTGGGGTCAACGACATTTGCAAATCTCCGCGCCACGATTTGGCGCATTCGAAAACGTGGCGCGGATTAACTGGCCGGGTCATCCGGCTTGTCGTCCGCTCGCAGAGTTGGCTGCTGAATCACCCTGACGACTGCAACCCCGATACCGAGGACCATGTTCACCGAGGCGAAGATCAGCGGGTCTACCGCGCCCTGGAAGGCGGACCAGCCAGCGGCGGCCGCATTGAGGGCAACACCGATGATTGCCAGTTGCACACTGGTCATGCGCCAGAACTTTCGCCATTCAGGGATTAGATTCATGGGGTGTCTTCGCTGCCGGTAATTTCTCCAGCCTTTCGGCGTAGAGCTTCCATTCATCGCGACTCTTCAGGGCCTCTCGCAGTTGTCGAGCCAGTCGCTCAGACGGTGTGCAGTTCGAGGCGGTGAGGCCGGATACCGTGTAGGTGATCTGGGGTGGCGGAACATGCTTGGTCGTGCACCCGGCAATCAGGAACATCACGATCAGCAAAATTCTCATTTTGGGCGTCCGTTCTTCACCAGGTCGCGCAGGCTGTCACCTACCTGCTGGATTTGAAACTCTTGCCGTTGCGAGTTGATGCGGAGGGAATCGACGAACTTGTCGGTCGACTCCCTCGATCGCTCCAACGATTCCACCCTCTGGCCGATCAGGGCCTGATTGGTTTGGTAGGCAGCCAACTGCACCTGGAGCGAACCAAGCGAGCTGACCACATACGCAAAGGCGCCTATAGCGGCAGCCGACAGAACCGTTTGCAGTATCGGCACGGCGACCTTGAACGCGGTGCTGTCTGCAATGCGCGACACTTCTGTCATAGGGGACACCAGGAATAAAAGGGCCGGTGTGGTCGGCCAAACGCTGGGGAGCAGCGGCAAATTGAATCAGCCCCGGCGGCACTCCCAGCTCGGGGCAATGGGCGTGGCGGGGCCGAAAACGAAAAAGCCTCTGCATGTGCAGAGGCCCTGAATAGGTGCGGATGGCCGGTGCTGATCTCCGGCATGATCAATCGGGTAATCACCTCCCGCCACAGCTCGCCTCCGTGAGTGCAGTACTTCTACGGCGATTAACCCGTATCCATAAAACACCTTCTGGCATATCACCACTCTCACGCGCGGCGGGTAATTACTCCCGCCTCACACCTGGTGGATTGCGCCCTTGATCGCGATTGGCTCTGCGCATCAGCCTGCGCATTCATCCGCATAACGCGAGGGTCTTTCCCCTCAGTCCACCAAAGACTATCACAGCGTCGACGCCCAAATGCATCGATCTCGCCCTTCCTGTCTCGCGCCACTCCACAAGCATGTGAGGTCAGAGTGCGCGGGCTGCCGGTGTTGATTCCGTACGTCGCACTATCCGGCTATCGACGTCCAGGCCTTCCCGAGGGCTGTCCTGGCTACAGGTGAAACTACAGATTCTTCTTGTGGATCCGCCACCCCATGGCGACACCGGGATGAAGATATTCGCCGGTGTGCGGATGACGAGAAAAATCAGTCTCGCCTACTTGGCGTGCGACGGCCTCCCAAGCTGTTCTGGCTTGCTCCAGCAGATTTCTTTTGGCCTTCAGCTTCATGTGCACCCCAAGCAAGTCGAATCCGGAGCAATAAAAAAGCCCCGCACAGTGGCGAGGCTTCTAATGGGTGGAGATGGAGACCCTGTCAGGCCTCGGTCGTGGCGTTTCCCTCCAGTCCCCACGCTGACTGTTACCCCTGCACGTTTCCGCCGGGCTTTGATCATCTCCAGAAAAGCAAAAAGCCCGACACAGTGGCCGGGCTTTCTTAGATTATTGAGTAAGTTGCCGAAGGCAAAACTCTAACAGTGACGAAATCATGCCATGAGCCGCACGGGAACGCAATAGGCCCTCATGCGGCCTCGCGCATTTCGTAAATTACCGCCGCTACGGGGCTGAGTGCTCGGCGGTCCAGGTCCTCGCAGCAATCGAAGATCAGCTGCAGTGCACCACCCCAATCCCGCTCCCAGTTGCACGACTCGAGCCGGACGCCATGCACCTGCCACAACCACGCCCGGAACTTCTCGGCGTTGGCCAATGGGTCCTCGTTGGCAGACTGCCCGCCCTGGTGAATGTAACGGTAACGACTCATCACCCCCTTCACCACATACTCCAGCTTTTCGCGCTTGGCTGCCGTCATGCGTGGCGACTTGCCGACCACCATCAGGAACACCACCTCTTCCGCAGCCTCGCGAATGTCGTCGCACTGATCAGCGGCGTACATGAAATCACCGAAGACGCGGATCTGCGGGTGCAGCCGGGCGATTGCCGATTGGATATGCCCGGCCAGGGCGCCGTGCACCGCGTGGTTTGCCGTGGGCCCCCGCTCGGTGTTCTGCACCACCACGCCCAGCTGGACAATGTCAGAGGTCTGGCCGGGGGCCGGGTTGTACTTGCAGTCATGCCACGCCTGGCGTGCTGAGTTGATCTTCATGCTGCCTCTCCCCTCTTAAGCTCTTTGGACATTGCTCGGTATTTGGTCTTGATGGCCTTGATCTCTTCCACGGTGTACTTGCATGGCGCGTGCAGCCCCTCAAGCCAGGACACCTTCTCTTCGCCGATGCGCTGCACCAGGCGGATGCGGTACTCCACTGCATTGCCAGAAAGGTTGCGGTTGCACTTCACGCACTGCCGGTGGATGTTCAGCGGCTCGAACCGCAGCTCGGGACAGGCACCCACCGATCGGTAGTGTCCAGCGTCCCACCGGCTGCCGGTCATGAGGTCGTTGTCGTTCGGCGTGGAGTCGCAGCTGATGCAGGGCAGGTGCGCGTCACGCAGGCGGACGTACTCGTTCACCGCGGCCTGGGCTTCTCGGAGGTGGTCCGCCCTGCTCTTCAGCTTCTCCTTGCGGACCTTGATATCCTTGCGCTCGATATCGGCCAGGGCCTTGCGCGCCTTCGGCTCATGTCTGGGCGCGTCGATCATTGCGCAGGCCGGACTGCACACCGCCTGGCCCATACGCGAAGGGACGAATGAGGCCCTGCACGTAGCAATGCGGCATTTCTTTGGCTTGGCCGGCTTCCGTTCGATGGTCATACAGCCTCCTTGGCTTTCTGCTGCTCAGGGGTGAAGTCGCCGCGCAAGGGCATGAGGCGGTGCTCACCACAGAACCCGTCGCTAACGGGGCCGCGCGCGATGGAGTCGAACGTTTGGCCGGAGGGTAGGTTTACCCACCAAATTCGGTGTCTCTCAGGATTGAATATCTCTGCCCCGTCATACTCGATCTGAAATTCACTTCCGACGTAAGAAACCAACTCGACGACGCTACCTATCAGGTGTTCTGCTACCGAACTCTTGAGGATCGCCAGGTCGCCCGGCTTGAAGTTATGGCTCATACGGCCTCCTGGCTAAGCAGGTCAGAGAAGTACACGCCCTGCCCCGTGTAATCCCAAACCATGCCGCCGGCCGTCTTTTGCTTCTTCTTCGCGGCAGCGCAGATACAAGGCTTGCTGATGCCTGTGTGCTCAACAGCGCTCTGGAGAGACGGAAACCAAAAGCCAGCACCGCCTACAGAGCAGGCAATCGGAACCGCGCAATTACTTAGCCCGGTAGCCACCGCGTGCTGCATGTTTTGCTGGTGGGTGCACCACTCAAGGTTTTCTGGGTGCGGATTGGACTTATCACCATCAATGTGGTTTACGCAGCCATATCCGCCGGGGTTTGGCACAAATGCCTCGGCAACTAATCGATGCACCAGGTATGCCTTCGCCTTCCCCATCTCCCGGATGATCAGTCGCGGATAGTCGTCCGACTTCTCCCTTCGCATGATTCGCTCGGAATGGCTTTTTCGGATTCCGGACTGCGTTGTGTAACTGTGCGCAAGGCGCTTCACACGGCCATGCGTGGAAACCATGTAGCGGCCCGCGAGAGCAGGCACGTCCTTCCATATCTCTAATTCACCGCTCATGCTGCCGCCTCCCATTGCTCGGGCATCTGTCCTTTCGGTTCGCTCCAGGTGACGCCCTTGTCTGCGCCGAACGCATACATGCACTCGATGACGTCGCCCAGTTCGGCCACAGTCATGCGCTTGGTGCTCTCGCCCAGCATCACCACGCCGCCGTTGATGCCCTGGGACATTCGGATCTCCTGGCGGGCTGCCGCGGTCATGAGGGCCTTCCAGTCCTCGCTGTCGAGCTTCTGCATCACTCCGTTGACCGGCCATTCCACCTGGCGGGAGATGTCGCCCAGCATTGCCCAGAGCTTGGCGTTCTGCTCCAGGGTGCGACGGGACTTCACCGGCCGCACAATGATCTCTACGGCGCCGGCGGCGGATAGCTCAGTGGCGAACAGGTAGGCCAGACGCAGAACTTCACGAACGCGCGATGGGCCTGACGACCAAAAGTGACGGGGCTTGTGAATGACGACGCTCATGACTGCTCTCCCTTGCCCATGGCGGCGCGGGCGGCGTCGACGTTCAGCGATTCTCCGGCCTTGAGGTCATCCCAATGAGCCAGCAGCGGTCGGAACGCATTGCGCAGCACTTCGATCTCAGCCATTTGCAGGATCTCGCGCTCAGTTGAACGAGCAACCTCTGCCTTGAGTCGTTCGGTTTCGCCGAACAACTGGTCGTTCTCGGCCTTGAGCCGGTCGCGCTCGGCAGCCATCTTGATAAGCGCCTGGTCGTATTGCTCAGCCTGAGCTCGGCGCTGAACTATGCAGCCGGTAAGCCGTTCGTTCTCGGCGATCAGGGCCAGGACTGTTTCAGGGGTGTCCAGTTTTGCCAGCTGGCGCTCAAACGAATCGCGGCGCCCCCAGTGATCGCCAGCCTCAACAGCGCCCTCGGCCAGCCGCTTCAGTTCGGTGTAGTCGGTCATGTCCGTTGCTCCTGAGTCTTGTTCTTGCCGTACTTGGCCAGCAGCAGCTCGCGGGCTGACTTGCCGTCGGCCGGAATGCCTTGCTGGAGAATTCGCGCCAGGGTCTGCTGGTCTGCCAGCTCGTTGGCGAGTTCGAAGGCCGTCTTCTGGCTGTCGTGGCCGATGCCGGTGAGGATCTTCCCGTCCAGCGGCTGGCCTTCCTGGGCGCGGCGTATCACCACGGCGTAGTTGTGATCGAAGCGCTGGCGCAGGCCCTTGTCTTCTTGCTTAGCGGAACGCAAGTCGAAGATTCCGGTCTCGTTGGCTGCGATGCGCACGCCTTCATGGCTGTAGACGCCCATCAATGCCTCCACCCATGCGTCAGCGCTCGCTGGCAAGCCGAACGCCTCCGGTCCAGGCGTGCACCAGCCTATGAACTGGCCGACGCTTGGAGCGAACGGTGAGCCGCTTTTTCGGCACTGCTCGATTCCATAACGGATCTGCTCCAGCGTGCGGATGCCGGCGGCCATGAATCCCATCGTCCAGTTACGCATTGCGGCGGCCTTGGCCTTGTCGTCAGGCCATGCCTGCTTGTGGGCCGGGAAGATGGCCTGCAACTGCCGAAACAGGCGCTCGACCACTTCACCGGTGGCGTCATCCACAACGCCAAGCTGGCTGCCGACCTGCGCCGGGGCCTGATAAGGGTCGGCGGCTCCCAGTGCGCGAGCAGCGCCGGGGATCATCTGAGTGACTTTTTTCATAGGTCATCACTCGTATCGGTGCGCCACGACTGGTCGTAGAAGTCTGGGCCGTTGCCGACGTGCCTACCGCCCGCCACGACCTTCTCCGGGAACAGACCGGTCCAGCCATTGCTGATGGACTGGTTGATCACTGCGTCAGCGTCGTGATGGCCTGCCAGGGTCTTGGCTTGCTTGGCGCAGGTGGTGGCGGTCAGTGGTTTCTTGATCTCGCGGCGATGCTGGCACCATTCAGCCCAGGTTGATTCGCTGACATTGAAAGGCCGTGCAATCAGAGGATCAAACTTTGAAACCTTGCGCGAAGCGGACGGGGAAGCCTTGGCTGAGCCGCGCTTTTCACCCTCAGATGTACTGTTGCTCTTTGTATTACTCTCCTGCGCCTTTTCCGAATAGGGGTCACCGCCTTTCCCGAATAGGGTCGAAGCGTTTTCCGAATAGGTATTCGACTTTCCGAATAGGTCGGTAAGGCGCACGCGACGCTCTACAACCTGACGCCCATCGCGGATCAATTCGACCCGCAATAGGCCCTTGCCGGTCAGAGAGCTGATGATTTCAGAGACGCGTGAGTTCGACAGGCCAAAGAACCTGCCGAAGTGGTTATTACTGGCGTAGCAGCCCCGTACAGGATCTTGCAAGCTACCGATCTCGACCATCATCACCTTTTCAGTGATCGACAGTGATCGGTCCAGCCAGACCTCAGCAGGAATCCACACGCCTTTAAACTGGCGCGGTACATCGCTCATGCTGCACCCCGCATAGCCTTGGCAGGCCGGTATGCGTCAAGAGCACGCAACGCGGTGTGGTGGCGTCGCTGGGCGTTGTACTCAGCCTTCTTGGCTGCACGCACTCGCTGGAACTGCGCCTCGGTGAAATTCATCACAGGCAGGAAGGCATCGTTGTATGGGTCGAACCTCCCATCAGGGCGGCCATAGGCCTCGAAGTAGGTGTCGTATAACGAGCGCAGTTCAGCCTTGAGGGCCTTTTTAGTGGTCTGCGCCTGGAACAGCTCAAGTGCTGTAAGGGCGGCCCGCTCGATCAGTTGCTGGTAGCTGATGGGTTTCATATTCAGAACTCCAGGCGCTTGATTTCAGAGAGAAGAGCCCGGCTATGGCGCTGGATGTAGATCTGGCTGAGCTTCTGCTTGCGGGATTCGAAGTCCATGCCGACATCGATCAGAGACGCGTTGACGCGCTGCAAGTGTTCAATGCACCGAATCTCGCAAGGAGTCAGGTGGTCGCGGATCGAATCGGTTGGGCTGATGCAGTGCGCCGCCCGGTACGCCTTGGAAGGCATGCCCAGGGCAATGCGGTTGATCAGGTCGAATTCATTGCTGAAGTGGTAGTGCTTGGTTTCTTTACCGGCGGCGAGACGCCCGTGCTTGATCGCGTCAGTTAGCGCTGGAGCCTCAAGACGAGCACGCTCCCTAGCCTGCTTCCCCTCGACAAGCTGAATGTGACCGATGACGACAGCGTCGAAGGTGCGGATAACGTGCAAGTGGAATCGAGCATTGACCCACATTGCATAGGCGTAGATCAGCTCCTTGACCACGTAAGTCCCGCCGCTGCGCCCCTCAATAGTCACCACGGGTAAACTACCCGGATTCTGGGTAGTTAATTCATCGAACATTTCCGTGAACGATTCGGTAGCCATGTACTTGCCAGGCTCTTTGGTGCGCTTGTTCGCGCCATCCGCCACCGCCGCCTTGTGCAAGTCATTCAGGCAATACCGACCTTCCAGGTCTTGCTTGATTTTTACGCCGCCGAGACTAAGGGCCATTGTCCGCGCCACGTTTTGCGATTGCAGAAAACGTGGCGCGGATTCGTTGGTATTGACGATTGATTGGGGAATAGGCATTATTCGCTCCAGACATTAGTTGTATGTGCTGCACGAAAAGCCAGGCCGCGAACCTGGCTTTTTTGTGCCTGCGATTTGTAGCTACGATTCAACTGATTCATCGCTACCTCCTTTTTCGGCCCTATCGAGGCCATTTTTGTGTTCAACCAGTGAAAGCAGAGGCGCTTTGCGCTTCATCTGCTCCATCTGGGCCTGGATCGCGAGTGATCTACCTGCACGCAGGTATTCTTTCGTCGCGTATTCAAGGGTCCATCCGAGCTCGACACTTAGCTGTCTAACCTCGTCCCGAGCCCCTTCTTCCAGGTAGTCGAAGGTTCTTTCAGGCATAGGTCCTCCATAGGGTCCTCAAGCTGATTTATCCTGTGCACAGGCATTCATCTCTCGGATCAGTTGGGCGGCACCTAAACGACGCGCAACCATTGAAAGTTCGTGGATGTAAGTGGCGAGCTGCATACCCGCCTGCTTTGCTTCCATGCGCAAATAGCGCAAGTCTTCTGGTGTGAAACGTGCCTTGATCACAGCGCTGCGTTTGTGGGATGGATCGTCATATGCCATTGGTGAGGCTCCTTTGTTGAATGCATGCAAGGTGGTTAAGCGGCAGTAAGGGCCGAAATCGTCACGGGCGGGAAAACGTCATCCAGGGTCACGGCGGCGCCGCTGGAATTGAGGGCGTCGACAATGCGTCGGCACTCTTCAAGGCCTGGCTTGCGGCGCTCGTTCTCGTAATGAGCGATAGCGCCTTGGGTCAGGCCTACCGTTTTGGCCAGGGCGGCCTGGGTAACACCGACCTTTTCGCGAATCGTCTTCATGTTGGACATAGGGTTTCTCCGTGTTCTTGCGCAGATATTACTTTCTGTAATTTTATTGCGCAAGCGGCATTACGCACTGTGACTGGTGCAAAGATATACAGGGCGTAATGATTGGCAGATGAAAAAATGGTACGAACTGGCAAAGGCCAGAATGAAAGAACTCGACATAACCCAGGACCAGGTCGCTGAGCAGATGGGCGTCACTCAGGGCGCTGTTGCGCATTGGCTTGGTGGCCGGCGAGAGCCTTCACTTGAAAAAGTGAGTGCTCTGCTGGATTACCTCGGCCTCCCTCCTATGTTTCCCAAAAACGAATCCTCACCCCCGGTTGCGCGAATCGTGGAGGCCAACGCCGAGTACATAGGCGATATGGCGGTTTGGAGTGATGGAGATCCGGTAGAGGACGATGAGTGCGAAGTCCCCTACTATGCAGAGGTCGAGTTTGCCGGCGGAGACGGTATGACTGAGGTCATGGAAGTTGCAGACAGGACGTTGCGATTCAGCAATGCAACGCTAAGGGCGGCGGGGGTTGAGTGCGAGAACGCTGCTGTGGCCAGAGTTCGCGGCAACAGTATGGAAAAGCTGATACTGGATGGTGCGGCCATCGGCTTTGACCTGGCTGACATATCGATTATCGATGGTGAGATTTATGCCTTCAACCATGGCGGCATGCTGCGCGTGAAGTACCTATACCGTCTGCCGGGTGGCGCCATCCGCATCCGCAGCGAGAACGCAGACGAGTTCCCCGACGAGATCATGACCTCCGAGCAATACCGCGAAGAGATTAAAATGCTCGGCCGAGTGTTCTGGTGGTCAACCGTTCGCCGATCCCCCAAACGCAAATAGCCCGCCACCACCGTCAAGGCCCGCCAATGAGCGGGCTTTTTTGTGCCTGCGATTCAGCGCCGGCACGCACCGACTGTAATTTATTACGACTTCCGAAAAATTTATTACATCGAGTATTGACGATGATTATTACAGCGCGTAATGTTCACTCCATCGAGTCACCCAACAGGGACTCGCCAGGGCCTCACAGCCCGCCGCTCTTTAACAGCACGGGAACCTCGCAGATCGATCCCCGGCAATGGGCACAGCGCGAGCAATAAATTCGATCTCCACGCCAGCTCTGGAACTGGCCGTTCTCACCAGATGTGAGTACGCGAAACCACGCAAGCCAGCCAGGAAGAACACCGGACACGAAATGTGTGACGCAGGTTAGAGATATGAATCGGGCGATGCGCGTGGTGGAGACAACAGATTTCCTCGATGACCTTGGAGACAGGGTCATCCGGGAAAACAACCGGGAGAGCTTCAATGAGTGACAAAGGTGTTAACGGACCTGTTGAGGTTCAGATGCTGGTCCATGTGACGAATGGACAGCAGGACGGCGTTGCAACCATTGGGATGGGTCTGGGCAACTATCCAACCCCGAAGGAATTGGCCGAACGCCTTGCCAAGTTTGAGCGCGATGAGCTGCCCAGCATCTCGCCTGGGTTTCGACTTCAAACATCTACAGAGTTTTTCGATACCGCATGCATGGAAAAGACCGGCCAAACATTTGCCACACCTGCCTCTTGGCAGCAGTGGAAGCCAATCGACTGAACAACCAGCGCCAAAAGCCAGCCTGGCTATAACTGCCCGATCCTCTCTATGAGAGCGTATCGGGTCGCACTCTCCCGAGATGCTAGCTCTCGGGGCTGAAAGAGGTCGAGACGAGAGTGCGACCCGATGCGGATGACCACTACACACCGCGCAAAGCGGCCCCCTGCGTCAAACACCTTTGACGACCTACCACGATCCGTAGCCAGTAGCTGGATCGTGCGCAGATGGCTCCCTGCTGATTCAGGTAGCCATCTGGTTTCACAAATGCCTCTAGACCCCCTGGAGGTATTTGGAAGCCCACTACCATCCGGAGTAACACCATGAACGCCAAGAAATGCAAAGCCATCCGCCAACTTTTGAAATCCGAAGGCGTTGATGTGAAGGAAACCGCCTACGTCGGTACTTCGGCCCGCGATAAGTTCGGCCGCGACCGGATCAAGCATCTCAACGTCGCGCCGTGCCAGCTCAAGTCGTGCGGCCGTCTTGCCTACAAGAACGCTAAGCGCGCAGCTGCCTAACCCTCTCCTTGCACGTCCGCCAGACGAAAATTGGCCCGATCCTTTCCTTGGGGAGACTCGTATAGGGAGAGGCTGTATCGGTTTGTCATTTGGGTAGCTCAGTTGGTAGAGCACCCCCGGCCGGAATAGGGCTGGATGCCCATAGGTTGGAATTTGTGAAGGTCGCCGCTTCGATACCGGCCCCAGATGACAATCCCATGCAGGTACAGCTGCAAAGCGCCGCGTGTGTGCGCAATTCCACTGTACGAACCAACTGGAGGATGCCGCCATGTAACAGATAGCCAGCCGCCCGACGCCTCATGCGCCCGGCAGGCTTGTACGTAAAGAGGGAAAAGCCCGGTTTCGACTGGGCTTTTTTACGCGCCGACTTACCAGATCGGAGTCGCAGATGAAAGCAGGCAGCGCCTACGTTGTTTCTTTGCTCCGTTATGATCCTGCCGACGGCGCTATGTACTGGAAGCCCAGGCAGGCACATCAAGTCAACCACCCCGAAATGCTTGATCGCTGGAACAGAAGGTACGCCGGCAAACGAGCCGGCTCGTCGAACAGCGATGGCTACGAAGTGATACGAGTGGGCGCAGCCCAGTTCCGGGCCAACCGGCTCGTTTGGGAGCTGCATCACGGACCTATTCAAGATGGCATGCAGATCGACCACATAAATGGCGATCGCCGGGACAACCGTGCCGACAACCTGCGCGCCGTAACAGTTACGGAAAACAACCGAAACATGAGGCTTTCGCACCGCAATACCAGCGGATTGCATGGAGTCGTGTTCCTCCGGCGCTACAGCAGGTTCCAAGCCACGATAGTCGTAGACAGGAAACACATCCACCTCGGCTATCACCAAACCCTAATTGACGCAGCGGCTGCACGAAAATCGGCAGAGCTTTGCCATGGGTTCCACCCAAATCACGGTCGCTGATTCCGCCTAACCCCAAACACTGGAGGTCGCCATGAGCGAAAAGAAATGCGAAGCCGATCATAGATGGCGTCGTGTAAGCCAATGGCGCAGAGATCCGGGCGCCGTCAGTGGAACGGTTCACTACAGCTATCTGGAATGTCGGGTGTGTGGTGAAGAAGACCACAGCCATCCGAATCCAGAATCCTACGAATGTGCACCTGAAGATTAAAACCCGCCACCCTGGAGGCGACCATGAACGCAGCATTGAAGATATGCCAGGCGCGTTACGACGCTCAGTTGCCTCCAGAGATCAGCGAGGCGGACCCTGAGCAGGAGTGGCTGGAACACTCGGCCGAGCAGTTGGTGTGCGGCATGGACATCAAATGGAAGCGCCGCTACGGCCAGCCGCAGGTGGTGACCTTCGACCGTTACTGTACCTACCTGCAAGGCATCCTGAATCAGCGCCAGATCGACGGCCTGGACGAGCGAGATTCGTTCGCCCGCCTCTTCCTGTCGGCGATCCTGGGCAGTCAGGCAGACTCGCGCGGCCACGCTGCTGACTTGATCGGCCAGCCCCGCCCTATCGAAGCAGCAGAGCGCATAGCCATGGACCTGCTCATGCCCTACGCCTCCGACGCGGTAGCAGCGGAGCGGGAAGCGGCAGAAGACGACGTGGACGCGGATCTATGAGCCCTCACATCCTCATCGATGAAGCGCTCGAGGCTCTGGAGCATCCCGCCAGCGAGCCCGGCGCCCAGCGCGTCGTCCTGAACATGATCACCAAAATGCTCACCGGCAACGTGATTACCGTCGAAGAGTTCAACCACTACTGCCAGCGCCTTCTGAAAATCACCAGGCAGCGCAAGGAGGCCGCATGACCATCATCGCCGGATCATTCAAAGGTATCGCCGAGGCCCTGAGAAATCAGGGTTTCTTGTTTCTGGTAGACGTGAAATGGATCGAGCAGCCTTGCAAGTGTGCGGGCCGCTGGACTTGCAAGGTGAGCGTATGAGCGCTCTATCTGAATTTGATATTGAGTCGGCTGCACGAAAGCTTGCTGATTGCATGGATTACCCATGGGATCACATGCCAGAGCAAGGCAGAAACGCAATGCGTGAACATGCCAAGGCCGTTATCAGCGCTGCCCAACCGGAGGAGGACTTGAAGGCACAGAACAAACGGATGCTGGACTTTCTCGAGGACATAAGCCGCACATCCGGCGACAAGGGTGCTGTCATGGGCGCTCGCCAGCTGCTCAAGGAGTTCGCGAAATGACTTCCTACCAAAGAGCCAAGCGCTACTGCTTCTGGCGCGGGTCTGCCATAGCACTCGCATTCTTTACGACCTGGATGCTGCTCAGCGCATACGCCGGGAAACTCACCCAATAACCCCCTTCACAGCGCCCCTCTCCGGTGGCGCGGAGAGCAATCATGTCCAATACCCGGATTTGGGATCAGGTCGATGTAACCGATCCAAGCGCTACCAAGAATTTCACCGGCATGGGCGGCTTCAAAGGCACCGCCATCAAACCTACCTACCTGATGCATAAGGCCACCGAAGTGTTCGGGCCTTGCGGCGAGGGATGGGGCTGGACAGTGCTGGAGGATCGCTACGACGATGGGGCGCCGCTCCAGGCCCCAACGAAGGAATGGCCGGATGCGCCGCTGATCCACGCCAAGCTTCACACCTTGAAGGTACAGCTCTGGTATCTGGGTAAGGATGGGCAGAAATGTACCGTTGAGCAGTACGGCCACACGCCTTTCGTTTACCTGCAGCAGGGGAAAATTCTTACCGACTGGGAGGTGGCAAAGAAGTCGCTCACCGACGCAATCGGCAAGTGTTTGCAGCCTCTCGGGTTCGCGGCAGACATCCACATGGGCTTGTTTGATGATGCCAACTACGTCGACGCCGTACGGGATGAGGTCGCGATTACCAAGGCTGAAGACCGGGTTGCCGAAGAAGAGCGCCAGAAGCAAGAGCGCCTGGACTACATCAAGTCGGTGGTCGAGAACATGCGCGGAGCCCAGTCGGCTCACGAGGTCAAGAAGATCCATGACCATGCCGTACGCATCCTGGGAGCGCGCAAGGACATCAGCGCGGTTCAGCGCATCAACAAAGAGCTGACCGACCTCTCACCGAAATTCGAACAGGAATCAGCAGCATGACCGCGCTCTACACCATCACCGAGCAGTTCAAAGAGCTGGCAGCCCTGGCTGAGACCGCCGACGAAGACCTTGCCGTCGCCCTGCGCGACACCATGGAAGGCATCGAAGGCGAGTTTCAGGAGAAGGGCAAGGCCATTGCCATGATCACCCTGAACATCGACGGCGACCTTGAGGCGATCCAGTCGCAGATTGATCGGCTCACCGAGCGCAAGCGGATCATCACCAACCGCAAGGAAAGCCTAAAGGAGTACCTGCGCACGAACATGGACGCGGCCGGCATCACCAAGATTACCCACCCGCTGTTCACCATAACCTGCGGAAAGGGCAAGCCCATCGTGGTGATCGATGACGAGAAGGCCATCCCCGATGACTTCGTCAACGTGAAGGTAACCAGCGCGCCGGACAAGGTCGCCATTGCCAAAGCGCTGAAGGAAGGCAAGGAGGTGCCCGGCGCCCACTCAGAGATCGGCAAAAGCTCGATCAGCATCAAGTGAGGTCAGCATGATCAGCATCCTACAGAACGAAGTAGAGCGCCTTCGGCCGGCATCGAACGAACTGGCCGCCCAGGTCGCCGAGTTTGTGGCGGCCGGTGGCGAGATTGAAGAAGCCGCGCCGTACAACTACAAGCCCAAGCCGATCACCTACAGCACCCAGATGCCGCCGGCGCCCAAACCGTTTGTACGGCGCCGGGTTGAGGCAGCTCCCCTACCCTACGCCCCGATCAACGCACGCGCCGACAAGCGCACAAAGATGATTGAGAAAGTGGCCGAGCTGGCAGCCAACCATACCCAGAAACAGGTCTCCGAAATTCTCAAGGTTAGCCGCCGAACCCTCTGCGGAATTACTCAAGAGTTCGGCATCAAGTTCAAAAAAGCGGTACGCGGTGGCAATCAGGACCCTGAGCGTCAAAAGCAGATGGAAGAGCGAGATGCACAGTTCGCTGAGCGCATCAGGGCATTCATGGAACTGGGCATCACTCGTCGCCAGTGCTGCGGGAAGCTGGCAATCGGCAACAAGGCCTTCGAGCGCATCATCGCTGCCCACGGCATCGCCTACCCCAAAGCGCGGCGTGGCAGCACCTCATGCGCCGCATAGCCCGCATCCAGCAACGCAAACGTCAAACCTGGCTCGCACTGCCGGCCAGCGGAATAGAAGAGGTAGGCCATGGCTGCAGTACCGCAGGAAGAGCGCTCAGCAAAAACTGCCAGGAAGCGCGTGGCGAATGCCGAAGAGGAATTGAGGCTCAGGGTTCGCCCCGGCACCCGACAGGCGCTGGCCGACCTGATGGAGTGGTCAGGCATTACTGAGCAGGGCGAGGCGATGACGCTGATGATTCACCACCTGCATGCGATGGGCGCTGCGAAGTGCCAGCCTCTACTAAATCCTCCGCGCCACGAAATCGAGATATCTCAAAACGTGGCGCGGGAATTCCGCAATAAAAGCCTACTCGCCATCCAGAAAGACCCTGGCGACGAGATCATCGAGCCCGCATAACCCACCCAACTCGCTGCATCCGGTAACCGGAGGGCGGCGCTTACCCGGAGTAACCCCATGACCAAGCAAGCACAGCAAACAGTACTCGCCGCCGAACTCCCTGAGCGTGGCCAACCCCTGGCTGGCGGCGTGTTCGTCACCCGCTACTGGCTCAACGGCGTGGAACGCGCCCTGATCCTGCTGCCTGACGAGCTCAGCGGCCCGTGGGGCGAGTACGGCGTCGAGATCAAGGGCGCGGGCAGCTACAGCGACGGCGAAGCCAACACCCGAGCAATGGCCGAGGCCGGCAGCGTGATAGCCGTGAAGGCGCTGGAGCTGGATGGCTTCATCCCGTCCTGCCTTGAGGGCCAGCTGCTGATGGCGGCCAAGGCCGATGGCTTGGTGGAGCTTCGCGAGGACCGCTATCACTGGCTGAGTTCGCAGCGCTCCGCCTACCACGCCTACGACATGGACTTTGGAGGTGGCTGGCTCGACATCTACGGCAAGGGCGACGAGCGGCTCGCGCGCCCTGTCCGCAGCCTCCCTATTCAGTAATTCATTCCTTCATTCGTTTTTCGCAGGTGATTCCCGGGAGCGCCAGGACGGCGCTCAGACCAGAAGCACGTCGGGAAGCGCCGGCTACCTGCAACCTATCTCGCTCACAGGAGCATCCCATGCGCGCAAGTGAATTAACCACGTACACCCGTGGAGATCTGACTATCAGTAGCCCGGACGAAGGGGTGGTGCTGAAGCTGGCAACCCTGGCCATCGCCGCCGCGCCAGCCATCGCGGCAAGCGGTATCCCTGCAATCGGGGAATACTGGCCCGGTGAAGGCGGCGTTAATGGCGGCCTGTTCCCGGGCGGTGACGAGCCCTACTACCTGATCGTGCCGACAGGCGCAGATGCTGAGTCCGCCCTTGAGTGGGGCGGCTACGGCCAGGAGTTCGACGGCGCCAAATCCCCATGGGATGGACAGGCCAACACCGCTTACCTCGCCAGCAGCAACCGGGAGCATGACCACCCGGCGGCGCAGTTCTGCGCAGCCTTCGAGCGCGACGGGCACAAAGACTTCTACCTGATGGCCCGCCGTGAAGCGTCCTTTCTCGAAATCACCGTGCCGGAGGTGTTCACCCAGGCGTATCACTGGACCAGCACGCAGCGCTCCGCCAACTACGCCTACTTCATGGACTTTGAAGATGGCTGGCTCCGCGGCAACGGCAAGGACCACGAGCGGCTCGCGCGCCCTGTCCGCAGAAAGTTTATTTGATCATTCAATTCTTCATTCATGGGTGCGATAGCACCCTCGCTTTTCAGGGAGGCCAGGGATGGCGCTGCACACGGAGCTGGAAATCCACAAGGTAGCCGAGGATCTGCTCGGACTTTCGCTTGACCTGGTGCGCAATATCCCGCGCGACCTGAAACAGGTTGTCGGGGCCAAGATTCGGGACGAGTGCCTGCAGGTCCTGGTGCTGATCGGCCGGGCCAACATGACCCGGGACAAGCTGCCCCAGATCAACCTGCTGCTGGAAAGCATTTGGATGCTCAACTACTTGCTGCGCGCCCTCACCAATCGAGGGTTGATCAGCAAGGGGCAGCACGCCAAAGCAATGAAGATGACGGCCTCTGTAGGCCGACAGGCAAATGCCTGGAAGAAGTCCGCAACCGCGCCCGCTGCTTGAGGGTCAAGGCCCTCTTGCCTGTGCGCCAAATCTGGTCGAGCCGCTGACCTCTGGGTCACCGCCATGCGCACAACAGAAACCGCCGGTCTAAAGCGTCCGCGTAGGTCTCGCGCAGTTTCCAAGCTGATCGGCACTGCCTTCGGTTTGGCGATGTAGATAGCTCGACAGGTCGCAGCGCTCCGCCAACAACGCATATATTCAGAATTTCCACCGAGGATCTGCACCAATGGCAAAGTTTGAACCGGGCGAAACATTCGGGCGGCTCACCGTTACCCGCTGGGATAGCGCCTCATCCGTTCAGTGCATCTGCTCATGCGGAACAGCGTTCGTAGGGGTGGCGGGGAATATGCGTTCCGGAGCAACGCAAAGCTGCGGCTGTATCCGGAAAGAGAAAAACAATCACGTCACCCACGGGCATACCGGAAGCCTGACGCACAAGAGATGGCGGTCAATGCGTGCCAGGTGCCTGAATAAGAACGCCAGCAACTACCCGCAGTATGGCGGGTCCGGAATCGGAATCTGCGCAGAGTGGGATGACTTTGAGCGCTTCCTTTCGGACATGGGCGAATGCCCAGGGGAAGGCTTCACGCTGGACCGCGAGGATGGAAACAAAGGCTATTCGCCCGGCAACTGCCGCTGGGCAACAAGGGTTCAACAGGCCCGCAATCAGTCCACCAATAAGCTGATTAACTTCCGCGGCGAAACGCTCGGCCTGAGTGAGTGGGCCGAAAAGCTTGGAATCAAATCACAGACCATACAAAACCGGCTCCGCAAGGGCTGGACGGTTGATGAAGCGCTCGGCACGACTGGTGATGCCAGATCCTCCAGAAAGAGTCGCGCCGAATAATCCCGCCAACAGCTACTTCGGCCTACTCAGCCAGGCCAGCCACAGCGAGAAAGACCGGGCAGCACTCGCCCGCGTCGTGCTCAAGCGCGGCAACAGCGTCAACGCAGCACTGACCAAGACCTTCCAGAAGAAATAGACCCGCCACGCTACCGACCGGACATTCCGGCAAGGACTCCCCGTGAAACGAATTTACCTCAGCGGCCCCATGACCGGCCTCCCCGATCTCAACTTCCCGGCATTCGCCGCAATGACCGATAACCTGCGCGCCGACGGCCACACCGTCACCAACCCGGCCGAACTCAACCCGGACGGCGGCTCCTGGAACGACTGCATGCGCCGCGACATTGTCGCCCTGATGGACTGCGACACAGTGGCCACCCTGCCCGGCTGGGAGCACTCGAAGGGGGCACGCCTAGAAGTCCTGATCGCCGAACGCCTCGGCATGACGGTTGTGAAAGCCCATGACCTGGTAACGAGGGAGGCTGTATGAGCGAAGTGGAGCGGTACTGGATCGACCCAAGCCGATTGGTTCAGGAAGGCTGGCACCAGGACGACACCTGCGTTGTGAAGGACTGGGCATATGACCGCGTTGTCGTCGAGCGTGACGCGGCGCTGGTGGGCCTTTCCGAGATCAAGAAAAGCATGGCGTATCGCGGTAGCCTTCTTTGCCGAATCGAGGCACAGCGTGACGCCCTGCAACAGCGCCTGACCGCAGCGGAAGAGCGGGCGGATGTACTGGAGGGGTTGTTACGCGATATCAAAGATGCGCCAGGCGGGAGCCAGTTCAAGAAGCACATAGACGCCGAACTCAAGCCAGCAGAGGGTGGTGGTGATGCCTGACGTAGCCGCTCTGTTCGTTCAACCTGATGGGCTCTATGCCAACGACCCATCGATCGATGCATGGCCTGAATCGCGAGACGCCAGAAGGTATAGCGGCTGCCTTCCGGTTGTTGCCCACCCCCCTTGCCAGCTTTGGGGGCCGATGGCTGCCGTAAATTTCAAGCGCTGGGGCGGCGAGCACAACCGCCCAGGCAATGACCAAGGTTGCTTTGCTTCTGCGCTTGCATCGGTTCGCGCAAACCGTGGTGTTCTTGAGCATCCGAAGGCGACTCGGGCATGGGCTGCGCACGGCCTTACTAAGCCAGTCGCTATCGGATGGCAGCCATGTGGCGAAGGATGGGTTTGCGAGGTGTGGCAGTCGGCCTACGGTCATCGTGCAAATAAGGCGACGTGGTTGTACTTCGTCGGCGAACAGAAACCCTTCGACCTTGACTGGTCGCGTCCGCAGGGCACGCATCAAATTGGTTTCCAGGACCAGCGCGGAAAGGCTGCGAACAAGCCAACGCTGTACAAGCGCGAGGCAAATGCCACTCCGCCAGCATTCAAAGAAGTATTGCTCAAACTGGCCCGATTCTCGAGGGTAAAGCCATGAAAGCCCAACTCCCCGCCTACTGCTGGTGCCTGCTGGCACTGGCACAACTGATTTGCTGAGGTATTTATGAGCATCGTTCGAGAAAACCTGATGACTCGACCCGGATACTCGCCGTATTGCGGCGGGGCAATCGACAATAAGTCGTGCAGCATGCCGAGAACGGTATGGACCGGCGAGCAATTCAAGTGCCGCGAGTGCGGCTGGGTGTCGGCATTCCCTGCTGACTTTATCGCTGAGTACAAAGCCAAATGGGCCAAGCCATGACCACCAACAAAACGATTGACGGCGTGCCGCGTGAGGCAGTTGCTGCGCTTGAGAAAGCCCGCGATGTGCTGCGTGCAATCATCCGCGATAAAGCCGCAGGAGTTCACTACGCGTCAGCTCAGGCCGCGTGCCACCAGATCAACGGTGCCCTTTTGGATGAGCTGCGCGCCCTGCTGGATGCGCCAGCTGTCTCCCTCGCTGATGAGGGTGGGATGCCAGGCGCCCTGCCTCAGGGCGAGCCGGTGGCGTACGACCCTGAAAAAGAAAACAAACTGTTCGAAGCCTGGGCACGTACTCAATCGAGTGTAAGCCTTCAGCTCTGTGACATCGGATTGTATTACCAGCGCGATACAGGTCTTGCGCATGATGCGTGGCAGTACCGGGCCAAACTGGCCGAGCAGCCCGCGCCGGTAGCGGTGGTGATGCCTGAGCGCATGAGTGATCAGCAGATAATCAACAACACGCACTGGTCTGAAGGCTGGAACGCCTGCCTCGACGAAGTAACCCGACTGAATGCCAAGCGCTGAACGGCGTACATCCGCACCACCCCAGAAAATCCTAACTCCGCCCAGAAAAACTTAATTCTCGGCCCTCTCCCTCATTTTTTATTAACTCAAAGTCAGCCGCTATAGCGGCAAGGACGACTCATGTCTCAAGTAAAGGAACGGCCGATCCTGTTTTCGGCGCCGATGGTGCGCGCCATCCTGGAAGGCCGGAAGACGGTCACGCGCCGCGAGGTGAAGAAACAGGCGGCGCTGGATTGCTTGGCCGCAGGGTTTGAGCCAGCGTTTCTGGCACTGCCTGGCAATTCTGATCTTTGTCCTTACGGCAAGCCCGGCGACCGGCTGTGGGTGCGCGAGACCTGGTACTGCGATCACTTCGAAGTCCAGAAGGGCCCATACCTGCAACCCGTCGATATGCATGCCCTTGATCAGTCGCGCGAGGACGGAGAGCTGGTGTACGCCGCCGATGGCCTGGCGCCGTACGAGCAGGAGCAGCCCACCTGGAAGCCGTCGATCCATATGCCCCGCTGGGTCAGCCGCATCCTGCTGGAGATCACCGACGTGCGCGTCGAGCGGTTGCAGGACATCAGCCGCGCCGATATCCGGGCGGAAGGCCTGCAGTGTCCGCCGGAGCTGGCAAGCGATGACGTTTCACCGAACTACCGAGACTGGTACCCGGCAGCTTGGAGGGCGCTATGGGAGTCCACTGGCGGCGACTGGAACGCAAACCCATGGGTCTGGGTGGTCGAGTTCAAGCGGGTGACGCCATGATCGCCACCCTCTGGTTCGCCTACGTCTTCATCTACAAGGTGAATAGCTCATGACCTGTATTCGAATTGAGCACGGATTCATATGCCTGGCCCCGTTCTACCGATTGAGGCTTGGTGATGGAACTTGCGTTTTCATGGCCTGGCACAGCTACCTCGGCCCCACCTTCTACCGAGATCGGAATGAGCGGCGCGAGCTGGACGACTGGTACAAAAACCCGCTGATCTGCATTGCACTCGACTGGTTTTGCAAACGCGGCCATCGCGCCTAACCCCAATCCCCCTACATGCCTGCCGGTGAGCGGCGGGCGAGGTATTCGCGTGAATATTTATCGACACACCTTCGCAGCAGTCTGCCCGTCCGACGGCGAAACGATCATCTATCGGTTTGAGTTGCGGTCTCCCGCAATGATCCATGTCGAACACATCCGGGCAGCTACGGCACTGATCAAAAATGGCTGGCACGAACAGATCGCCGATCGCCTAGCTGAATCGCTGGGCGGCGACCAAACCATCATCGCAACGCACCAGGGTGTTGAGATCGAAACAGTGAGGCTTAGCGGATGATCCACTACCACGGCACGCCTGTTGGAGGTAAGCGAGAGGATGCAGCAAAGTTCCTGGCCGGCCGGCACGCACTGGTGCCATTCCCACGCAAGGACGATCTTGGGATTGTCGCCGATGTATGCAAATCGTTTGTTTTCGATAACGGTGCGTTCACGGTGTGGAAAAAGGGAGGGCAAGTAGACGTAGAGGGCTACACACGCTGGGTAGAAGACTGGCACCGACACCCAGGATTCACTTGGGCGCTCATCCCGGATGTCATCGATGGAGACGAAGAGGCCAACGATGACCTCGTTCGGCAGTGGCCAGAGGAACTTCGCGGGGTGCCGGTCTGGCACTTGCACGAATCGCTAGAGAGGCTGCAGAGGCTGGCCAGGTGCTGGCGTACGGTTGCCCTAGGCAGTTCTGGGCAATGGGCTTCTCCAGGCACAGGAGCATGGTGGAAGCGGATGGGCGTCGCGATGGACGCGATCTGTGATGACCAAGGCCGCCCAGCATGCAAGCTTCACGGCCTTCGAATGCTCGACCCCGCGATATTCCAGCACCTGCCATTCGCATCAGCCGACAGCACGAACGCCGCAGTGAACGGCGGAAGCATCAGCCGGTTCGGCATGTACGCCCCGCCAACTGCCGGCCAGCGCGCCAACGTAATCGCCGATCGCATCGAATCGCACAACAGTTCGCCGATCTGGCAACGAGAGACTCAGGCCGAGATGGCCATCTAACCCACCTTCTGCCGCCCAGCGCGGCGCGGAGCATCATTATGGCAGCAGCAGAGCAACTACCTGTTGAGTACCTGTCCGACAAGGTCGCGGAGAAGAACTTCGCAGAGATGGTCGGCACGACGCGCCGCGCGCTTCAGGGCAAGCGCCAGCGCAACATCATCCCCAAAGGGGTGTGGAACGAAATCGATGGTCAGATTTACTACAGCATCAGGAGATATGAGGCATGGCTAGAAAGCCTATGGGATTGCCCGCCGGAGTTGAATTCGCAGGTCAATCAGTCCGCATTCGCTTCACCTGGCAGTTCAGGCGCTGCGAGACCCTCGCCTATTCCCAAACGCCAAAAGGCATTAAAGCGGCCGCAGATCTACGCGCTACAGTAATAAGCCTGATCAAGCACGGCGTAATGGACGACAAGCGTTACGCCGAGCTCTTCCCGAACTCGACCTATTCCACCTACTCCGCGACCCCGCTGTTTGGCGAGTACGCCCAAACCTGGCTGGACAGTCGCGAAGTGGTCGGAGGCACCCGCAAAAACTACCGGATATCCCTCAACCTTTACTGGATGCCGCACCTTGCGCTGCTTCCGATCGACCAGATCACATCGGCAATGCTCCGGAAAATAGCCGGAGAGACGCCGTGGAAGTCTTCGACGGTAAAGCGCTCGGCGATCCAGCGCCTGCACACGATGTTCGAGTGCGCCGTGAACGATGAGCTGATCACCAGGAACCCGGTCGGCTCAATTGAGCTGCCGGTGAAAGCAAAGAAACCGGTGGACCCTTTCACGGTAGCGGAGGCGGATTTGATCATAGGGCACCTGTACGAGGTGCTGACCGGATCAATGCGGGTTTACGCGGCCTACTTTGAGTTCGCGTTTTACACCGGAATGCGGCCTGGCGAGATAGCGGCGTTGCGCTGGGACGAGGTGGATACAGAGGGGCGTGTCGCCAACGTGTGCAGAATCGTGGCTGACTACAAGATCGAGGAGCGCACGAAAACCCGCGAAACGCGGCGAGTCATGCTGAATAGCAGGGCATTAAATGCCATTGAGGTGGCCAAGGGTGTGGCCGATTTGAGGGCAACCCAGAGCCGGCGCCAGCATAAACAATCGCCGTACGTTTTCCCGCCGACCAAGAACTTTGAGTTCATTCAGCAGGCCAGCGTGACCGACAAGCACTTCAAGGCTGCCCTGGTAACGTTGAAGATCAGGGCCAGACGGCAATACAACTGCCGCCACACTTACGCTACCATGTGCTTAATGGCAGGCATGAACCTTGGGTTCATTGCAAATCAGCTCGGTCACAGCGTGCAAATGCTGCTGACGACTTACGCCCGATGGATCAATTCCAGCGAAGACTGGAGCGAAGTCGGTAAGCTTGAGCAAAGCCTGATTGGTACAAAATTGGTACAGGCAGAAACCGTACCCCTCTAGAACCCATACGGAATAACGCTCTGTGACATTGGAACAGAATTACACCGCGATCCTCGGCCAACTCGGCGAGGACGTCTCCCGCGAGGGCCTGCTCGACACGCCCAAGCGTGCCGCCAAGGCGATGCAGTACCTTTGCCGCGGCTATGAACAGACACTCGAAGAGGTCACCAACGGTGCCTTGTTCAGCTCCGACAACAGCGAAATGGTGCTGGTCAAGGACATCGAGTTGTACTCGCTGTGCGAGCACCACCTGCTGCCTTTCATCGGCAAGGCCCATGTGGCCTACATC